CTTCGGGGGTATCTGGCGTCTTCGGCATTTCCCTGTCTTTTCTCTGGGTAGCATAGCGCGACAGGAAGGATGTACACCGACATCATCAGCTTGCCTTACGAAAAAATGCTTAACATCTGAGCAATTTGCTAAGGCTCTGATGGGTCACATTTCTGACACATTGCTGAACGGCGTTCAGTTGGAGCGCGTCTAATGAGCGCGCGGCGTCGATGGTCCGACGAGGGCAAGGTCCGCGAGATCGAGAGGCCGCGCTGGGGCGTGCGGAGGGCGAGGCGGTGAAGCTGCTTTCATACATCAGAAGCCAGTGGGCGACATGACCGCGCTCGGCTTCCGGTGCGAGTGGGCTTCCAAGCCGGCCGGAGAGGCGCTGGCGTGGATTACGCGGGGCTGGGAACAGGTATGCATCACCAAGGCGCGCATCCCGCACCAGGGCGCCCGCGAGGTCGTGATCCTGCGGCGGATGCTCGATCTGACCACGCCGCTTGCAATCGCGCTGCCGGTTCCGAAGAACGATGCCGGTCCGGGTGAAACCCCCGGCGTTAAATTCGATACCGAGTCGGCCGTTTTCTGCTGGAGCGAAGTAAAGATCGCGGTGCTGCGCGAGCTTTGGGGGACCGACATGCGCGCGGCCGATATCGGCCGCCAACTCGGGACGAGCAAAGGCGCTGTCATCGGCAAGGCAAATCGATTGGGCTTGCCCCGGCGTGACTCCGGCGCGTTCTGCGGAAGGCCGCGTAGATGACCCGCCCCTCGATCATAGACGACGCATCGATCGGCATTCGCGCCCGCGAAATACGCGATGCCGAGAGTGCCGTGCGATCGGGGTGCAACTGCGCCGATAGCAACGCCTACCGTGATCTGAAGGGCGACATCGTTCATCGGCCGGATTGCGTGCTCGGGCCAGGACTGCCGCCAGCGGTGCCGCCTATCCCCCGCTGGCCTTCGATCTTCATCGGCATCGACCTCGCCAGCGGGCCGGATGCGGCCGTCGTCGCGATCGTCGGGCCGAAAGGATTTCTCCGCTGTCTGACACCCGACGAAGCGGCCGCTCTCGCAATCCCCGCCGCCCATCGCCGCGCCGTAGCGGACGCGATCGACGGGCGGGAGACGGCGCGGTGATCCGCGTCACCATCGAGCTGCTGCCAGGCGGTGACGAGAAGCGTGCTCGCACAATCGGGCTGGTCGAGATCGCTAATATCGCGGTCCTGCCAGGTAACTTCGGCGAATACGCCGTCATCTTGAAGAAATGTCCACCGTTCACTGGCGCGCTTCGCGATGCGTGGCGCCGCGGCCGGCTGACCGACAACGGCGATAACGTTGCGGGGGCCGCGGTCGGCGACGACGATGAAGCGATCGTCGCGCTGATCGGCGGCCATCATCGGACCCGTCGCGGCGTGTACGACTTGCTGTACCGGGCACTCCGGGCGTGCGGGCTGGAAGCCCGTAACCCAGAAAACGCGACAAGCCCTCCTGCCAGAGGGCGCGCCGCATGACCCGTCACCTTAATTCCACCCTCACGGCCGGTCATCGCTGCGCCTCGCGCGCCCTCTCCGGGGCATGCAGGAGAGATGATGGTGGCCGGCCGTGTCATCTGTCGTCTGAAGCCTCCGTTGTGTCGCTCTCTCTGCATGGGACCCACACCATGCAACCGGAGCGATCCAAGGTGTCGAACAAGCAATCCCCTAACGCAAATTTCCCGTTCAAGGGCTCGAACATGACCTTCACCTTTGAGGCAACCCGCGAAGAAATGCGCGGGCATGTCTCAGCGATTGTCGAGCTTGCCCCCGGTGGCAGCCGCAAGGCCGCTATCGCGTGGGCGGCTCGCGCGCTGGCGCACCCGTTCGCTCGGGTGCGCTGCCTCTATTACGGCAACGCGCGCCGGATCGACGCCCACGAGGCAGACAAAATCAGAGCCTACGTCGAACAGGCACAAGATCTGATCGACGCTCGGGGGGAATATGAAAAACGCCGGCAAGACTTTTTGGCAGCTCATCCTCGTTTGGCGCGACTGGTTCCTGGCCCGCTGGAAAGAACGGAAGTTTCGCAAGTCGCGCGCGGGTTTCTGGCTGTAGCCAACGGCACCGCCGAGCACATCGGCCACCCGGACGCGCGGGAGCCGGGCCAGTGAGAGGCCACGCCAAAGTCGGCCAGGCCGCGCAGTACACGGCACGTGACTTCGCTCTTTACGCCGAGTGGATGCCGGTCCGGCAGCAATGCCGCCCAAAGAAATGCAACGGTGGTGATCCGTGCTGGGTGATCGCCGGCCCGCCGGCGACATCGGCAGACAGCACCTGTATCGGCTGCCGCGGAATGCCACGGCCCCGTTCTGTTGATGCGGCAGATGCAGCGGCTCACCAATCAAAATCCAAGGTAGGCAGCACATGAGCGCAGAGAGATTCGGGCCGCGCACCGAGTTCGGGCAGCTTCTGCATGCAACGAAGTATCGGGCGCCAGAGGAGCGGTTCGACGATTTCTGTGTCCGGTATGCCCGTGCCGTCAGCGACAGCGACCAGCAATTCCGCCGGACCCTCCGATATCTGCGCGACCAGGTTATTTTGCCGGCGGGTCGGCAGCAGCATTCAGTCGGGCGCCCGTATCTGACGACCGCCATGAACTGCTACCTCGGGCCGACCATCGACGACAGCTTCGCCGGCATCATGGATGCGCTGAAGCTGGCAGGATTGACGTTGCGGACCGGCGGCGGCTGCGGCTGGGATTTTTCCACGTTGCGACCGAGTGGCGAGCCAATCCGCGGCCTCGGACACGGCAGCTTCGCGTCGGGGCCGCTGTCGTTCATGGATGTCTGGAACACCATGTGCGACACGATCCTGACGGCCGGGCATCGCCGCGGCGCGATGATGGGTGTTTTGCGGTGCGACCATCCGGACATTCTCAAATTCGTCAACGCCAAGCGAAATTCCGGGCGCCTAACCAACTTCAATATCTCGGTCGGTGTCACCGACGCGTTCATGGAAGCGCTCGACGCCGATGGCCTTTACGACCTGAAATTCCGCGACACCGTGCACGCGCAGGTCCGCGCCGTCGATGTCTGGTCGACGATGATGGAGAACAATTGGGATTGGGCCGAGCCCGGCGTTCTGTTCATCGACCGGATCAATCAGCGCAACCCTCTCTATTACTGCGAGGAAATCGCAGCGACAAACCCGTGTGGTGAGGTGCCATTGCCGCCGAACGGCGCTTGCCTCCTCGGCAGCCTGAACATCGTCAAGCTGCTTGTGCCGTCTCACGTCGGGCGCAGCCTCGCTCACCAAGCCGCCGATAAGTACGCCGCGACCGATCTCCCTGCCGCGCTGCGGGTTGTCGATCCCAGCGCCAGCATGTTCGGCATCGACTTCGATCTTCTTGACGATGCGGTCGATTGCTTGGTCCGGGCCTGCGACGCAGTGATCGACATCACGAATTACCCTCTCGATGAGCAGCGGCACGAAGAACAGAGCAAGCGCCGCATGGGTATCGGCGTCACTGGCATGGCGAACGCTATCGAGGTGATCGGCTTCGCATACGGGAGTTCAGAGTATCTGGCGCTGCAAGACAAGATTTTGGAGCGGATTGCGCACCAAACCTATCGCACGTCGATCGCGCTCTCACGCGAGAAGGGGCCGTTCGCGCTCTTCGACGCCGAAAAATACCTAGCAGGCTGGTTCGTCCAGAACCGCCTTACCGACGAGTTACGCGATGGCATCGCACGGCACGGGCTGCGCAATAGTCATCTCGGGTCGATCGCGCCGACCGGAACAATCTCAATGGCCGCTGACAACGTCTCGTCGGGCATCGAGCCCCCGTACTCGCTGCGCACGACGATGAACATCTTCATGCCGACTGGGCAGCAGAGTTTCACCGTGACCGATTACGCGCTGCAGTTCTTTGGCGTGGAAGGTAAAACGGCCAACGAGGTGTCGGCTCAGGATCACGTCCGCGTGCTGTGCGGTGCGCAGCGGTGGATCGATCAAGCCGTGTCTAAAACGTGCAACGTTAACGGCCAGATCGCTGGCCACGGTCCTGGCGTGCCGTTCGGCGAGTTCAAGGAACTCTACCTTCTCGCCTACCACGGCGGGGCGAAAGGTGCGACGACGTTCAATCGGAACGGCAAGCTGATGGGTGTTCGGCACAACGCAGACGAGCCGATCGCGCCGCCGGTGATCGGTGGTGCTGCATGCACCTTCGACGAATTCGGGCAAAAAACCTGCGCAGCCGATTGAGGGTATCGCCATGACCTTGCCAGCGAACCTCCACATCAACCGCCCGAAGTTTCCGCCGGCGCTGCTGCCCGAGATGCGGCGGCTTTGGGAGGAATGCCCCGAGCTCAGGGCGCGTGCCATCGGCGTGCTGCTCGGCGTCACGAAGAACACCGTCATCGGGCAGGCGCATCGGCGGGGATGGAAGCTGCGCGGGGAGCTGAGGTCTGCGTCTGAGGCAACGATGCAAGGCCGCCTCGACGCGCTGCACGCCGACCTCGACCGCGTGCTGGTGGCGACGACCGGCGCTGCGCGGCCCGCTGGCCGGCCCGAGAAACCGGCTCCGGCGGAGCTTGCGGCATGAGCCACGACGCCCGAAGCATCGCGCATACCCTTTACGGCATCGCCCGCGCCGTCGAGAGCGGCGAGCTGATGCGCGCGATCCGCGCCGAGCTGGCGGCCGAGGGCGTCACCGCCGCGCTGCCCGATCTGCGCGACCCGGGCGATGTCGCCGAGCGCATCCGGCGCGTGGCGCGGGGGATTGATGGCGCCGCCTAGCGGCGATTTGGAGGGGATTTCGATGGCGCGAGGACGTAGGGCGAGCAAGGAATGGGCGGAGCCGCCGAAGCTGGAGGCGGACACGTTCCGTCGCTTCGTTCGCACGGTCGGCACGGCCCGATCACGACTGAACGATGCGAACATGACCCATGCCGGCGAATGGAAGAAAGCGGAGCCGCTCGGGATCCACCCGCAGGCGGCGAAACTGTTCTGCCGGCTCGACGACATGGAGGACACCAAGCGCAAAGATTTTCTGCGCGCGTTCGACACCTACCGTGAGTGGGCCGATTGGGCGGCCCAGGGCGATATGTTCGAAGAGGAAACCGAAGGGACCGCTGACGCCGCAGCGGAGCCGCCAGAGGGTGACGGTGAAGGCGCCGGCGACGATACCGGTCGAGAGCCAAGCGAACCGCTGCCGGAGCGCGAGCCGCTGCCCGACAACGTCGAGGTCGAGGCCGATCATGGCGAGGACACTTCGGCCGAGGCGACCGAGGAGTTGGCCAACGCGGGCTATACCTTCGCCGATGGTAGACAGGCCGCTATCGAGGGCAGGGCGGCCGAAGGCAATCCGCACCCGGAGACGTCGCCCGCATACCCGATCTGGGCGCGCGGCCATGCTCAGGGCTTGAGGGATCACGAGGAAACCTCCGCCGACGAGACTGATTCCGGTGTCGTGCCGCTCAACGGTGGGCGCCGCTCGCGCCGCGCTTCGGCCGAAGCCGTCCATTAAAGAGCCGCGCGAGGGCCGACGCACCAATGACCTTTCCCATCATTGTCGAGATGCTAGGGCATCCGCGCGGCAAGGGCCGCCCGCGGTCGTTCCGCGCGAAAAGCGGCGCAATCCTCGTGCATACCGATCAAAAAACCGAGGAATACGAGGGCAATCTAAGGGTGGCCGCCAAGCAGGCGATGGCCGGGCGCCCGTTGCTTGAAATGCCGTTGCGGGTGCTGGTTGAGGCCGATTTCCCGATCGCGGCGAGTTGGTCGGGGAAGCGCAGACGGGAGGCGCTTCTTGGTATCCTCCGCCCGTGCGTGTCGCCGGACTGGGACAACATCGCCAAGGTTTGCGACGCAGCCAACAAGCTGATTTGGAACGATGACCGGCAGATCGTCGAGGGCGCGGTCATCAAGCGCTACAGCGACCGGCCGTTGTTGCGGATCACGGTCTGGCCAGCGGTTGAAGCGACGCCGGCGCTATCGCCTCGGGCCGCTGCCGATGACTCGGCCGATCTTTCTTTCCGGGGCCGCGGCATGAGCGCTACCATCGCCGCGCAGCCGTCATACATCGCCGACATCCGCGAGCGCCTCGCCTTTTACGAAGGCGGCGGCATGCACTCAGCGGCAGCGAAGAACCGCAATCGGAAGCGCGACGAGGGGCCACTGTTCGACCGCCCCTATGACGAGCATGCCGGCGCTCTCGGCTCCTACAACGACGCTGTTCGTGTGATCGGCGAGCAGGTGAAGGCGGGCGGTGAAGTGACGCCGTTCCTCCGCAGCACGCGCGAGGCCGCCGGTGACTAACACCGTGACAGCCGCCGCGATGCAGCGCCCGCCGGCCGTCACCAGTATCGCGACGCCGCTCGATCGCGCGTGGCAGCGCTACAGGGCCGCCGTGCAGGAGGCGATGGCGCATCCAACGAAGGCCGCCGTGCGACGGCGCGATGTGGCGCGCAAGGTGTGGCTGCGGCTGTTTTTGGATAGGGCGGGATGACCAACGTTACCCCGCTGCGGTCGCCGTCAATCGGCATCTCCGAAGTCGCATTCGAGGCACTGAAGCATCTCGTCAACCACGAGGCCGAGCAGTGGTTGCTAGGCGCCATCCTGGTAAACAACAAGGCGTGGGATGCTGTCTGCGACGTCGTGAGCCCCGACGACTTCGCGCACCGGGTGCACGGCAGCATCTTCAGCGCGATGGGCAGCATAATCGGCAATGGCGGCGTCGCCAGCCCGGTGACGCTGTACTCCTACTTCGCTGACGACCCAGCGCTGAAGCAGTTCGGGGGCGGCCAGTATATCGCCATCCTGGCCGCGAGCGCCGTCAGTGTTCTCAACGCGCCGTTCTACGCGCAGACCGTGCGCGACTTGGCGTGGCGCCGAGAGCTAGTGCTGGCCGTCGACGAGATCAGCAGCGACGCTCGTTCGGTTGTCCCAGACCGCGATTTCCTGGCCGTGCTCGACGACGCCGAGCAGCGCCTTTATGAGATTGCCGAGCGTGGCACGCGACAGGGCGCCCCGCGGCCGCTGAGCGATGCCGTGCAGGCCGCCATAACAGAAATGGAGGCCACGTACCGTCGCGGCGGCGCCATCATCGTGGATACTGGTCTCGTCGACCTCGACCGCATCGTGACCGGCATGGGCGGCGGCGACATGCATGTGCTCGCCGGTCGCCCTGCGATGGGCAAGAGCGCCGGTGCTGGCACCATCGCGGCCAATTGCGCCAAGGCCGGGAAGCGGGTGCTGTTCTTCTCGCTCGAGATGACCCGCCTCGAACTGGCGCGTCGGTGGATCGCTGGCGTAACCGGGATATCGACCGAGGCTCAGCGGCATGGGCGGGTCGAAAGCTGTGACTGGGCGCGGCTAATCGAGGCGCAGAAATACCTCAACGGCCTGCCAATCCAGGTCGACGACCAGCCGCGCCTATCGGTCAACCAAATGCGGCAAAGGGCCAGGCGGATGAAACGCCGGACCGGGCTCGACCTCGTCATCATCGACCACCTACAGCTCGTCAGGCAGGGCGGCAAGCAGGAATCGCGGCGCGTTGAAATAGGCGATGTTACCAGCTCGCTGAAGGCAATTGCCAAAGAGCTCGACGTGCCGGTTCTTCTGCTGTCGCAAATCAACCGCGGCGTCGAAAGCCGCGACGACAAGCGCCCGACGCTGTCAGACCTGAAGGAAAGCGGCGACATCGAACAAGACGCAGACGTCGTCATGTTCCTCTACCGCGAGGAATACTACGCGTCTCGGACAGAGCCAAAGCGTAAAGAATTCGAGACAAGCGAGCGTTATGCGGAGCGCCTTGCCGACTGGCAGCGCAACCTAGATGACATTAAATGCCTCGCCGAAATCATCGTAGCAAAGAACCGACACGGCCGAACCGGTGTTGCGAAAGTCGCATTCAACGGCGAACGGCAGCGGTTCGAAAACCTCGCGCACCAGGGTCAATTCTAATGACGGAGCTGCCGGATCCTCCGGTGCCGCCAGATGCGGACCTGAAGGATTTTCCCTTCACGCCGATTTATCGCGCGCGGCTGTTTGGGTCTAGCTTCCACGCAAGGGCCACAGACGCGGAGTGGCGCGCTGGCGTGACCCTATGGCTTAAAAGCCAAGACCAGGTGCCGGCAGGTAGCCTCCCTGACGACGATATCGACCTATGCCGCCTAGCCGAACTTGGCAGGGACATAAAGACGTGGCGCAAGCTTAAGGCCGGCGCCATGCACGGTTGGAACAAGCACAGTGACGGCCGGCTGTACCATCAAGTGATTGCCGAAGTGGTCAACGAGCAGCTTTTCGGTAAGCTAAAGAGGCGCTGGTCGACGGACTGCGCGAGGGCTCGAAAGCAGGCCCAGAGGCGCAGCGTAAAACTCGACATGCCGGACTTTGACGAGTGGATGTCCATGGGACAAACGATTCATGTCCCATGGGACAACGAAAGCATGTCACAGGGACAGCAATCCTTGTGTCCTGCGGACAAGGAGCCGGTGTCCCAGGAATGTCCCATGGAAAATGGCTCCAATAGAGAGAGAGAGGGACAGGGACAGGGACAGGGACAGGGACAGGGAAGCTTAGTAGAGGTGGAGAGTTCGGAGACTCTGACCCCGGCACCCGAGCCGGTCGTTGGCGACCAGCATGCTTCCGCTGACGAGCTAGACGAGGTGCCCCTCAACGGCCCGGCAAAGCTGCCCAAGGCTCGCTGGCCAGCGGACAGGGCCGTCCCGATGGAATGGGTTGCCCAGACCGCCGAGCAGTATCCGCGAGCCGACGGATACGAGGAAGCCGAGAATTTCCGCCGCTATTGGTCCGAGGGAAAAGGCAAAAACACCGCCCGAGATGACGTCGGCTGGCGACGATCCTGGCAGACCTGGATCGAGCGCTCGCGTCCCGGACCAACCGATTGGCGAGACCGGTACGGGTACGACCGATTGCTGCACGGCAAGCACGGCGCGCCACACTGATGCCGCCGACGGAGCCTCCCATGCCGCAGCCTGACGGAGAGACCGCGATGAATGCAGCTGCAACTATACAAATGTTTGCGCTGGCCGGTGAGCTAGTTCGTCCCGAAGGTTTATGCGTCAATCCAAACATCGGGGCTGACACCGCCGCGATTCGAGAACTGGCGCGGACCCTTATCGCCGCTGGGAATACCATCGAGGAGGTAGTTGCCCTAGTAGACGAAGTGAGAGGTTGCGTCCAATGCGGATTCAACTAGGCCATCGGCCGGGCGCGCTTTATGACGATATGCCGAAAATATATTCGTTGTTCATGTGCGAACAGTGCGGGCGGCCAGCGGATAAGGTGAATATTTTCGTTAGTACTATTCAATGGTCAGGCGAAGGCGACCCGCCTGCTAGCCAAATTTCAATAGAGTGTCACGGCAAGACATACACGATACGCGATAAGGGCGATCTTGCCAAAATCATGGAACAAGTAAAGGACGCTATCTACAAATGACCACGACCATCCCGCCCCGCCTGCAGCAGCGCCGGCGCGAGCTCGAAGATCTCCGCCAGACGCACGTCGATGCCGTCCGCGGCATCGACGGGCAGCTCACCGGCATCAACGAGGCCATCCAGGCTTACGCCGAGGAAGCCGCTATCGCACCATGCGTGGACGCAACATTCGACGCCATCAAGGACGCCATGCCCGGCGGCACAGAACGGCGCACACGGTCACCGCGGCGTGACATAAGCGGCATCGTGCTGGCGTTCCTGCGGGACTGGGATAGCGCACCGCATGGCGTCGACGGGATCGCTGGCGCGCTCGATCTACGACCCAAGCAGGTACGCGACGCGCTGGACGCGCTCGCAACGCAGGGGAAAGCCAGGAGCGATGGCAACGACCGTTGGTTCGCCGTCGGCACCAAACCCCAACCGGAAACGACGCCGATCGCGCCGCCCTCCGACGCCGCCGCCGACCACGGGCGCGAGCCTACGCTCGGGCTGGCGCAAGATGCGGCGTAACCGCGCAATCGGGGAATTGGGGGAAGGATGAGCCAGGCGCTCCGGAAGGCCGAGCTTTACGCGTCGCTATCACCGCCGGCGTGGTACGCGTTCTGTGCGCTGCGAGAATATCGGGCACGGGATGATTTGCGGCTGCGGCTGGGCGTTGACCAAGTGTGGCTGCCTGAATGTCGGGTTGTTGTGTCAAGCCGGCGCCAGCGGCGGGTCATTGATGGGCCTCTGTTCCCTGGTTATGGCTTCGTTCGCGGCGTTCTCACTGACGAGTGGCTTAAGGCGGTGCTCAATGCCGATGGTGTGGACGATGTGCTGCGGATGCATGGGCGCCCCGTGGCGGCGCGCCCGTGCCAGATTGCCAAATTGCAGCGTCTCGTGAGCGAGTGCGGCGGGCGTGTGCTCATCGAATGCGGCCGGGTCAAGCGCGGATTTGAGATGCCCATGGATGAGCCGATGTACCAACCGGGGCAGGATGTGCGTGTGCTCTCCGGGCCTTTCGCTGGCTTCAACGCTCTCGTTAAAGAGCAGGCCGGCACGGAGCGGTTGAATTTAATGCTTGACATCTTCGGTCGGCTAACCGAAACGGAAATAGACGAAGCGTCGGTTGAAGCTGTCGCCTAACCGCCGTGGCCGCAAGAAAGTGAGGTTTACCTCCTGGTTGCGCGCCGCCCGCCGGGCACCCGGTCGGTTTCACGAGGGCCGCGTCGCCATCACTCGCGAAGCGTCTCCGAGACACAGCCGATGAAGATATCCGCCCGCACCCTAAAGCGGTCGGCGCCCACGCTCAGCAATTCGTCGGCGCTCGACGCCCCGGCCGGGCACCCTCGAGGAAGCGCAAGAGCGCGCGGTTACGATCGGGCATGGGATCGAGCCTCGCTCGCCTATCGCAAGCAACACCCTCTATGCCTCGGATGCGAGGCCGTAGACGACGTGACACCCACCGCGCTGGTCGACCACATCGTTCCGTTTCGTGGCGATCACGACCTCAAGATGGACCCGCACAACTGGCAGCCCTCGTGCACTTGGCATCACAGCGTCGTTAAACAAATCCTCGAAGCCAAGTACGAACAGGGAGAGTTGCGCGAGCAAGACCTTCGCCTCGACAGCAAGGTCGCTGTGTCGCTCACCATCGACCTCTATCGTAGGTGATAGGGGGGGGGTAGTCGAAACCTCACAACCCCATCTTCTCGGGACCTGCGGGGCTGTCACGCAGGGATTTTTTTATACCGCTGGCTCTGCCGTCTGCAAAATCTCCACAGGAACCGTCAAATCGTGACGATGCGTCGGCGCCGCGGGCGCCCTAGTTTCAAAGCCACGGCCGCGCTGAAGCGCGAGGTCGAGCAGATGCTCGCATGCAGGATGTCGCATGCGGAGATCGGCTTAGCGATTGGCTGTAGCGCCGACACGCTCGAGAAGTATTTCGCCCACGAATTGCAGTATGGCGCGGCAAGGCGGCGCCGCGAGGTCGTTGGGCTGCTCTTCACCGCGGCGCGCGCGGGCAACATCTCGGCGCAGCGGAAGTTGCACGACATCACTGGCGTCGGCGGCGCAGCGGAGGAGTTCATCGAGGCGGCAAGGTCCGAAGCGACTGCGGCACCTGGTCAGCCGAAGCCGAAGCTGGGCAAGAAAGAGCAGGCGGCGATCGACGCGAAGGTGCCGGACATGTCAACGGAGATCGGCGAGATTATGGCGCGCCGTGGCGGCGCTGCGGTCCACTGACCATGTGGGATTTGTCCTGCCCCGATTGGGCTGACCGGCTCCGCGCTGGCCGCTCGCTCGTTCCGGATCTGCCGCTGTTCCAGAGCGAGGCGAACGACGGCCTGGCGTATTTCGATGCGATCCGGTTGCCCGACCAACCTGACGAACCCCGCCTTGGGGACTCTGCCGGCCAGTGGTTCCGCGACATCGTGCGGGCGGCGTTCGGCTCCTGGGATCCGGTACGACGTGAGCGGTGGATCAGGGATATCCTGTTGCTTGCACCGAAAGGGCAGTCAAAAACTACGTACTTCGCCGGGCTGCTTATTGCGGTCCTGCTGATGAACGAGCGCCGGAACGCGGAGGCCATGTTCGTCGGCCCCACGCAATCGATCAGCGATCGGGCGTTCGACCAGGCGGCCGGGATGATCGAATTGGACCCGGCGCTGACGCGGCGCTTCAAGCTGATAGGGCATCAGAAAATTATTGAGGATCGTCAAAACGGTACCCAGGCGGTAGTCAAGACGTTCGATCTCAACATCGTGACCGGCGGCATCCTGATCTTCGCGCTGGTCGACGAGCTCCATCTACTCGGCCGCAACAAGCACACGACAAAGGTAATGCGGCAGATCCGCGGCGGGCTCGACAAGACGCCCGAGGGGCTGCTCGTCGTCGCCACAACCCAGAGCGACGATGAGCCGACAGGGGCATTCCGCGACGAGCTGATCCATGCGCGGCGGGTGCGCGATGGCGCGTTCCGGGGGCAACAGATCCGGCCGCTGCTGTCGGTGCTGCACGAGTTCCCGATCGACATCGCTACTGACGAGCGGCAGTGGCAAAACCCGAAGAATTGGCCGCTCGTCCTGCCGAACCTCGGCCGGTCGGTACACTTACGGGACATGATCCCTGACTGGGAAACTGAGAAAAGCAAGGGCGACCACGCGCGCCGGATTTGGGCGTCCCAGCATCTCAACATCGAGATCGGCGTCGGCACGAAGGCGAACCGGTGGCCCGGCGCCGAGGATTGGGAGCGCCGATGCGATCCCGAATTGACTCTGGCCGGATTGCTCGACCGCTGCGAGGTGGTGATCGTCGGTGCTGACGGCGGCGGGAAAGACGATCTCTTCGGCTTCAACGTGCTCGGCCGGGAACGGGACGAAATCGAGATCGAGGTTACGATCCTTGGCAGCCGCGAGATGCGGAAGGTCAAGCGCTGGCTGTCATGGTCGCATGCGTGGTGTCACGAGGGGGTGCTTGACAGGAGGCAGGCGATCGCGAGCCGGTTGCAGACGTTTGCGGCCCTTGGCGAGCTGACCATCGTCGATGATGAGTTGGCCGATCTGCCCGAAATCGTTGCGCATATAGAGGCTATACAGGATCGCGGCTTGCTAGCCGAGGTCGCGGTAGACACCGCCGCGATCGGCGAATTGGTCGACGAGCTCGCGAAGATCGATGTCACCGAGGAAAACGGCCGCCTCGTCGGAATCGGCCAGGGCGGGTTCCTGATGCCCGGCATCAAGGCGGTCGAGCGGCGCTTGACCAACGGAACGCTTCTCCACGCGCCCTCGACGCTGATGGATTGGTGCGTCGGGAACGTGAAGATCGAGCCGACCGCTACTGGCATCCGCGCGACCAAGCAGAGCGCCGGCGATGCCAAGATTGACCCGGTTGTGGCGCTGTGGAACGGCGGCTTTCGGATGACTCGCAATCCGGTGGCGGCGCGTCGGCCTGACCTTGGCGAATTTCTGCGCAACGCGGTGGTCGTATGAGCCTGCTTTCGTGGATTGGCCAGCGCATCAAACTGACCGACGGCAATTTTTGGGCGCAGTATTTCAGCTCCGACAGCTGGACCGGAGAGCCGGTATCGCCGGTGACGGCGATGCAGATTTCGGCGTTTTCGTCCGGCGTGGGTCTCCGCGCGCGCACCGTCGGGACGTGCCCGATGATGCTCTACGAGAAGGCCGGCGATGCCGGCCGGATTCTGCGCGACGATCATCCCTTGTACCGAATCGTGCACGACGAGCCAAACGCCGATCAGAGCGGCTCAGAATACTGGATGGGGGTCGAGGCCTGCGTTGCGGTCTACGGGAACGCGTACTCGGAAAAGGTCTACCGGGGGACCGGAGAGAACCGCGAGCTGATCGCGCTTAATCCTCTGCCGCTCGACTGCGGCACAATGCAAGTGACACTGAACCGGGACGGATCTCGAAAATATACCTACCTCGATGAGGTCGGAAAGAAACACGAGTTCACCGAAGACAAGATTTTTCACGTCAAGGGTTTCGGTTTTGGTGGCCGTGTCGGGTGGTCGCCGTTCGATTATGGCCGGAACGCCATCGGCTCGGCGCGCGCGGCGGATCACGCTGCTGCGGCGCATTTTGCGAACGGGATGCGCGGTTCGGGCTGGCTGATCTCAAAGCAGCCGCTTAGCCCGGAGATGCGTGAACTGGCCCGCACTCAGCTGGCCGAGCGTATGACCGGCCCCGGCAACGCCGGCAAGGTCGGCATCCTGGAAGGCGATTTCTTCGATTACAAGCCGATTGGCGTCACGCCGGAGGTCTCGCAGCTGCTCGAAACGCGGCGGTTCTCGATCGAGGAAATCTGCCGGTTGCTCGGCAACATACCACCGATTCTCGTGGCGCATTCCGCCCCCGGCCAGACGATGTACGGCGCCGGCGTCGGCGAGGTTATCCGCGGCTGGTACAAGCTCTGGCTGCGCTCGGAATTGGTGCTGGTGCAGCAACAGGCTCGCCGCCAGCTGATCCCGGCTGCCGAGCGGCAGAAGCTGTATTTTGAGTTTTCGCCGGAAGCCATTTTGCAGGGCGACCCACAGGAGCGGGCCGAGTTTTACTGGAAGCTGATCCAGGTCGGCGGCTTATCGCCGAACCAGATTTGCGATTACGAAAACTACCCGCGCTTTGAGGGCGGCGATCGGCACTACGTCAATCAGACGTTGGCGCCACTCGACGAAAATGGCGCCCCCGTCAAGGTCGCGGATGCGCCGGCAACCGATACGATGAACGAGCCCGAAGCCCGCCCGCAGCAACGGCGGCTAGAGGTGGTGCAATGATCAGCTACCCGCACGTCATCATGGCCTGCGCCGGCGAGATTTGGGCGCTGCAGGAAGAGAAGCTGCGCCAGGTGTCGGCATTCCTGGTCCGCAAGGCGAAGGGGGGCGAGGCGCTGGCCGCCGAGGATATGGCGAGGGCTATACCGGGTACGCGGCAGCGTGAGGTCGCGCAGGCCGAAGGTCAGATTGCGGTCATCCCCGTCTACGGTGTTCTGGCGCAGCGCATGAACATGATGATGGAGTTCAGCGGCGGGACGTCGATGCAGATGCTCGCTGGTGCGTTCCGCGCGGCGCTCGGCGACGGCAACGTTAAGGCAATCGTATTCGATCACGACAGCCCGGGCGGGACTGTCGCCGGCACCCAGGAATTAGCCGATGAAATATACCACTCGCGCGGCGTCAAGCCGATCATCGCGCAGGTCAACAGTCTGTCGGCGAGCGCTTCCTATTGGCTGGCCGCGGCCTCTGATGAGGTCGTGGTTACGCCAGGCGGCGAGGCCGGATCAGTTGGCGCCTATCGTATCCACGAAGACGTGACGAAGATGCTCGAGCAGGACGGCATCAAGGTCACGATCATTCGGTCGGGCGAAAACAAGATTCGGGCCAGCGGTTTCGAGCCGCTCTCGCAGTCCGAAGCAGAGCATCAACAGTCGCGTGTTGATCAGGCGGGGGACGCGTTTGTTCGCAGCCTTGCCCGCAGCCGGAACGTGACACTTTCGGCGGTTCGCGACCGCTTCGGTGCCGGGCGCATGTTCGGCGCCGAGGAACTGGTCGCCCGCGGCATGGCTGATCGCATCGGCACGCTCGAAGAGACGCTCGAGCGCTTCGGCAGTGGCCTGTTCAATCCTGTGGCCAATGCGGCACGCGTCGGTACGGCAGCGCGAGCCCGGGCCATGGAGACAGTCAAATCGAAATTGGCAGCTGGGGATCAGCTGTCGACCCGCGAACTGGAAGAGGGGCTCAGGGGGATCCTGGGCCTCACCAGGTCAGAAGCTGAAGCAGCCGTCAGCCGCAGCAAGGGAACGACTCAGGGGGATCCTGAGACATCGACGGAAGGCGCCATCACCAAGGCCGATCTCGCCGCTCTGGCGGAAAGCCTCGATGGCATTCGTCAACATCTCAGGATCTGAAGGAGGGCGCGATGCCCGACGGTGGAGTTTTGACGCTCGAAGACATCAGGCCGATCAAGGCGCAGATCGAGGGCGTATCGCAAGAGGTCCAGCAGTTCGCGACCGACATCCTCGGCAAGGTCGAGAAGGGCCAGAGGGTCACCGACGAGCTGAAGGCGCAAGTCGACAAGGCGCTGACCGAGGCGAACGAGCAGCGGACGGCGATCATCGACAAGCTGGTCGCCGAAATGACGGCTGCCAGGGCGCAGATCCAGGACCTCGAGCAAAAGGCGGTTCGCCGTCCCGGCGGCAGCGGCGGGGATGCCGATGCATACATGACGCCGGGCCAGCGTTTTATCACTGACGAGCGCATCAAGGCGGTTCTGACCGATCCTGACCGGCAGCGATGGCGCGGTCGCGTTCGCGCCAACATGGCCGCGATCACGACTGTTACCGCCGGCGCGACGCGCGACGTGCTGGTTCCGGCCGATCGGCGCTCGGGCATCATCGAGCGCCCGAACCGGCGCATGACGATCCGCGATCTGCTGACGCCGGGCCGCACGACGAGCAACGCGATCGAGTATGTTCGCGAGGTCGGTTTCTCGAATGCCGCCGCAGTCGTGTCGGAAGGTGATCTGAAGCCAGAGTCGGACATCGACTACGAGCTGAAGCTGGCTCCGGTCGCGACGATTGCGCATTTCATCGTGGCATCGAAACAGATCCTTGATGATGCTCCGCAGCTCGAAACCAGCATCGATGGGCGCCTGCGATACGGTCTCGCATTCGTTGAGGAACAGCAGCTTCTCAACGGCGATGGCACCGGGGCCAATCTCAACGGCATCGTAACGCAGGCGACCGCGTTTAGCCGGACGTTCGTGCCTGAGCTGCCGACTCGCATCGACGATATCCGGCTCGCGATCCTACAAACGGAACTGGCCGAATTCCCGGCAACTGGCGTCGTGCTGCATCCGACTGACTGGGCGCGGATCGAGATGGCGAAGGATACGCAGGGCAAATACCTTATCACGTCGAGTGACGATGGTCAGGGCAACGCCACTGTGCGTCTCTGGGGTTTGCCGGTCGTGCCAACGCAGGCGATGCTCGTCACGAAGTTCCTGGTCGGCGCGTTCATGCTCGGCGCCCAAATCTTCGACCGTGAAGATGCGATGGTCGAGATCTCGACGGAAGACAGCGACAACTTTCGCCGGAATCTTGCCACGCTGCGCGGCGAAGAGCGGCTTGCTCTTGCGGTCTACCGCCCCGAGTCGTTCATCTACGGCACGTTCCAGACCGGAACCTGATAGGACATGCTGGTTAAGGTTCTCTGGCCGTTTTTGAACGGCCGGGGGATTGCGGAGCCCGGGCAGGTGCTCGATGTCAGCGAGCATCGTGCCCGGGAACTCAGCGGCCGGCTCGTCACGCCCCTCGCGGCGCAGCAGGCGGCGCCCGAGTGGTTCCCCGATTGGCGCGGCGAGACTTGCGTCATCGTCGCCTCCGGCCCGAGCGCCAAGGATGTTCCGATTGACGCTGCTCGCGGCCGGGCGCGGGCCATCGCGATCAACAATTCCTGGCAGCTTGCACCGTGGGCAGACGCGCTTTATGCGACCGATTTCGTCTGGTGGGAGCGTAATCGCGGTGTGCCCGAGTTCGCTGGTCTCAAGATCAGCCAGGACGAGCGTTTGGTCGATCGGCCGGCATGGGGTGTCAGGCTTGTCACCGGCCGCAACGATGCCCGCATCCTTGTGACGTCCCCCGGCGAGATCAGCCACGGCGGAAACTCCGGGTTTGCCGCGCTCAATCTGGCGGTGCAGTTTGGTGTCTCGCGGATGGTGCTGGTCGGCTACGACATGCGGGTTGACCGCGGCCTGCACTGGCACGGCAAGCACGGCGACGGGCTCAACAACCCCGCCGACGACACGGTTCGCAAGTGGCGCCGCATGATCGATGGGCAGGCGCCGGTTCTGGCCGCGCTGGGCGTGGTGGTTATCAATGCGTCGCCGATCAGCGCGCTGGCTTCGTACCCGAAGATGAGCCTGATGGAAGCGCTCGGTGCGTGACTACCTCGCGGGGGAAATGGTGAATCAGGACGCGGCGGAGTTGGCCGAATTTTGCGATCTAGTCCGGGGGTTGAATGCCCGGCGCTATCTGGAAATCGGTAGCCGCAATGGCGACAGCTTCTATGCCGTGATGACGGCGATCGGGGGCGGCGGTATCGGTTTGGCGATTGACCTGTCGGAAAATTCCAGTGCGCGGGAAAATCTGACCGCGACCGTGAACAGGCTGCGTGCTGATGGGGTCGAGGCTTTTGCTGCGTTCGGCAACTCCGGCAGCCCGGAGATCATTGCCACCGCACGCGGCATGGCACCATTCGACCTGATCCTCATCGACGCTGATCACCGCTACGAAGGCGTTCGGCATGATTTCGAGACCTACGGTGGCATGGCCCCGGTGGTAGCGTTTCACGATGTCGCGGCCCCCGATGGTCATATGAGCGACCACCAACCGAACGGTGTCGGCCGCTTCTGGCGCGAGATCAAAGATCGCTACCAGCACCGGGAGATTGTGACCCAGGGATCGAATATGGGCCTCGGCATCCTGTTCCGAGACGCCGCATGACGCTGCGAGTTCAGGTCCGCCGGGACTTCATGAACGGCCGGACGATGGCGTTCGAAAACCACCTCATCGAAGTCAGCGAAAGCCGGGCACGGGAGTTGGAACGAAATGGGCTGGTGTCACGCGAAATCCGCCGCAGCATCGTGAACTATATCCCCGGCGAGGCGGTGCCCGATATCGCGGCGGTTCGGCTGCCGCCGGTGATGATCGGCATCCCGGCATGGGGACCGTATTACGTCGACCTGGCCTGCCGGTACGTGGTGCCGGCCATTCTCGCCTCGCTGGCTGAGAGCGACTTTCGCAACGTCACGTTCGTTGTGCACACCGACGATCAGGCCGCATTTCGCGACGCGGTCGGCGGCGCCTTCTCGATCAGGTTCCCGCCGCTGCGCGCGATGGGGCCGATCCCGAAAGACCAGCGGATGCCGCAGTTGCCGGCGAACTATTGGGACGCCTTCAAGCAGGCGCACCGCGAGGTGCTGCATTTGACGCCGCCCGGCGGGGTCGCGGTGCTCCTGAACAGCGATGTTGTCCCGAGCCGAGAGTGCTTTCGCTACGTGCAAGAGCAGATGATCGCCGGTAAGCGGGTTGTCGCGTCGGTCGGTATCCGGACGCAGGCCGAGAAAGCCGGCACCATGCCGATCGGCGCGGACGCCGGGGCGCTGTTCCGGTGGATATGGTCACACCGCCACCACATCACCGACGAGTGCATCTGGGGTCATGGCGCGAGCGAGCATCCGACGATCCTGTTCTTTGAGGACGGGCCGAACGTCGCGATGCATTGCTTCCATCTTACGCCGATGTTCGTGCGCCGTGACCGGCCGCTGCCGTTCAAGGGCACGATCGATGACGATCTGATCGGCCGGTTCCTCGACGCAGAGATCGCCTATCCCTCCGCTGGCGAGGTCGCGTTCGCCGAGCTGTCGCCGGCCTGGAAGACGCATCCGCACGGGACGCCGCTCAACGTGCCGGACGTGCTGGAGTTCTGGTTGCGCCGGATGATGCGCCCGCACTATCTGCGGAATTTCGAGCAGCGGATGACGGTTCTCGGCGCGGCGACGGCGAACCATCCGGCGGCCGACAAGATCGTTGCCGGGCTGAATGAGGTTTGGTCGTGACGCTCACGGCGTACTACGATTTGCACGTCTCTCCGGCCTCATACGATGTCGTCGCGTTCCTGCAGGCGGCGGAGAGCTGGCGCATCGAGCGCGAGGCCGAGCGGTTGCGTATCGAGATATTGCCCGGTCCATGGGGCGGCTTTCGCGATGATCGGTTCTGGCCGCGGACGCTCGGCGAGCGCCGCCAGATGCTCGATTGCGTCGTCGTGCCGATGTGCCGGATGCTGCCGAGCGCCGATATCGTGTTGCGGCAGGATCGGCCGGAGCGCCGCGATACCCGCGAGGCGATGGGCTTCATGGCTCCGCATTACGGGTTGCGGATACAGGCCGAGATGCTGCGGCACGGGGTGCGGCCGCTACGGCCTGCCGTCGACCGCGGGCCGATCTTCCGGTTTGGTGGACAACAGCAGCTGGTCACCATTACGCTGCGCGAGGCCGAGCACTGGCCGGAGCGCAACAGCAATGTCGCAGCCTGGTGCGCGGCGGCATTGGAGATCGAGCGGCGCGGTTACGACGTGCTGATCATTCGGGACACACGCCGCGCCGCGGAGGAGCTACCAGGGTTTTTGCCGCACCACGAGGCGGCGCTCGATCTTGAGCGTCGAGCGACACTGTACCGCTCGGCGGTCTGCAACATGGGCGTCTCCAATGGCCCGATGTGGTTCACCCTCGCGCTCGACGCTCCGGTGCTGATGCTGAAGCCGACGACGGAGAATTTGATGCGGACGTGCACCGTCGAATACTTCCGTGCCTGCGGGATCGAACCAGGCGGCCAGATACCGGGCTCGCCGCCCTATCAGCAGATTGTCTGGGCAGAGGACACGACCGAAAATATTCTCGCCGCGTTCGACGGCTTCATTGCTGAGCAAGACCGTTCCGCAGCGGCGTGACGATGACGACCGTACTCAATCCCGTCCGTACCGTGGCGCCGCTCGATCCGCCGGTTGCTCTTGAGCAAGTGCGCGCGCACGAGATCATCGACGGTTCCGCGGAAGATATGCTGCTGCGCGAATATCTCGACGCCGCAACCGAAAAATTCGACGGGCCGAGCGGTATTCTCGGCCTCGCGCTGGCGCCGCAGACGTGGAGCCAGCAATACACGGGGTTTTCGAGCCCGATCTGCCTGCCAGTGCGCCCGGTTCAATCGGTGACATCGATCACCTATCAGGACGCGGACGACGCGACGCAGACGCTCGCCACGAGTGTCTATTCGCTTGTTGCGAACCACAAATGTGGCCCCCGTATCGTGCTCAAATCGGGGCAGTCGTGGCCAGCGACCTATTCTCGCGACGATGCGGTCACGGTTACGTTTGTGGCTGGGTTCCCGAGCGCCGCTGCTGTCCCGCACCGCATCAAGCAGATGATCAGGTTACTGGTCGCGGATTGGTGGATGACTAGGGAAGACTCGACGGCGATCGAGCTGAAGTCGGTGCCGAACAGCATCCTTAGCTTGGCCGCAAATTTCCGTCATTCGGTGGTGTGATGATGCGTCTCCCGGCCGGGGCTTATCGCCATCACCGCATCACGATTCGCCGCCTAGCCCAGGTGCGAGACGCTCATGGCGAGATCACGAAGGACGCCCTCGGCGCGATCGTCGAGGAATGGCAGGACATGACCAGCGTCGCCGCGGTGAAGACCGACATTCGCGACGCCGAGCGTGTCGCCGCGCAGCAGGTAGGGTCCACTGTCACGAGCCGCTTTGTCATTCGCTGGTCGGAACGGGTCGACGACTTGACGCCGAGGGATCGGCTCGTTGAGCGCGGGCGCGAATACAACATCGTTGGTTTGAAAGAGCTTGGTTTTCACCAAGAGCTCGAAATTACGGCTGCGGCTCGAAACGATTGATGCCGATCCCGGTAAAAGTCGATGGCCTTGCGGAGCTGAAGGCAAATCTCGCCGAGCTGTCGAAGGCGACGCAGCGTCGGGTGCAACAGCGGGTCTTGCTGAAGCGCGCCCAACCGATCGTAGCGGCGGCCAAGGCGAAGGCGCCGGTAGATCAAGGTGATCTTCGTAACTCAATCCACGCCACGACCAAGAGGCCCAAAGGGCACAAGACGCCATCGGCCCGAGCATTCGCGGCGACACGTGGGGCGGGCGGGACCGCGGGACAGGCGCGCGCTGCGGCCAAGGCGGCGGGTTCGGCCCCGGTCGAAGTGTTTATCGGCCCTGGCCGGCATCCGCAGGCCACGCAACAGGAATTCGGCAACAAAAATCACGTGCCGCAGCCCTACATGCGCCCAGCCTGGGACGAAAACAAAAAGGCCATGCTCGACGGCATCGGAAAAGACATGGGCGACGAGATCAAGCGCACAGCGGAGCGGGCGCGGCGTCGTCAGGCACGGCGCGCGACGCGCTAGCGCGGGAGTAGCTGCGTCGGTTCTCCGATGCCCGGTTTGGGCACATTTCGCATGAGTTCGCGGAACAAGGCGGGCTCGGGATGCTTGGTTTCCAGATCCCCGAGGAGCTTGTTGAATGCGTGAGGGTCGGGGGGCGTCTGCGCGGGCATCTCCGGCTGCCCGGCAAACATCGGCACCACGAAGACAAACCAAGTTGCGGTTGACATCTCTCGTCTTTCCGAAATCGACACGCGCACGAATATAGGCAGGCCGCCGCCGCATGGAAGAGGCTTTACATGCGCTGCTTTTGGAGGCGGACGCTGTCACGGCGCTGGCCGGCGATCGTATCGCTTGGTCTTTGCTGCCGCGAGGCAGTGCGTTGCCGTCGGTCGCGCTGCATGGGATTGACGATGTTCCCGACTACACGATGGGTGGTCCTTCGGGACTCTGTGAATCGCGTGTGCAAATCGATTGCTGGGCCGGCACCTATGGGCAGGCATTAGCGCTGTCGCGCGCTGTCGTTGGGGCGCTGAGCGGCGCTCAGGTCGTTGTCGATGGTGTCCTAATCCAGGGCGCTTTCCTACTTAGCAAGCGGGACATGACCGAGGACGGCACGCCGCCGGCCGAGGTGTTATTCCGCATCAGCCTCGACTTCCAAATCTGGCACGGCGGAACGGCGGCTGCTGACTACGGGCTCGGCGCTGGTGCCGGCAACGTGATCGGTACCGGGACTTAAACCATGAGTAGGAGTAACTGACATGGCTACGAGCGCAGCCATTGGTTATGGCACCACGTTCGCAATTGGTGATGCCGGGTCGCCGGAAGTCTTTACTGCCCTCGCGGAGGTGTTGAGCATCAACGGAATCTCTTTCCGTCGGGAGACGCAGGACGCCACGCATATGGACTCACCCAACCGGTGGCGAGAGCTTATTCCTGGCCTTCGCGCGATGGGCGAAATCACGGTCGGGCTCAATTTCATCGCTGGCGGCGCTTCGCAGGATGCCGTGATCGCGCGGCTCGCTGCAGACGTATCGCGGAACATTAAGGTTACATTTCCAAATGCTCAATACTTCCAGATGCTCGCGTTCTGCACTGGCTTTAGTGTGGAAGATGCGGTTGATGCGAAGATGACGGCAACGGCGACTTTCCAGCCAACCGGCGAGCCGACATTCTCAAGCTAAGGGGCGAAATATGGCGAACCCTGTCAAGGGTGAGGTCTCGTTTGATGCTGGCGGCGCGGTACATACAATTCGTATTACCGCCAACGTCATTTGTTCTTTGGAGTCTGAACTAGGCGCACCTTTCGGCGAAATCGGCCGTCGTCTAAATGATCTCAGCTTCCGGTCTCTGCGCGCTGCGATCCGCGTCGGGCTGGGCGGCAAGATGACACTCGACCAGGCCGGCGAGATCATCGACCAGATCGGTAACGTACAGGCTGCAACGTACTTTATGCAGGCATATGATCTGGCGTTCCCGACGCCGAAGGAAGATGACGGAAACCCTCCGAAGGGGGGCGAGGATGGGATTGGCCTGAGCTCCTAAAGGAGTGGCTCGCCTGCGGCTTCAACGAGGCCATCTTTTGGGACTCGACCCCCCGACAAATAGAAATCTACTTCGCGGCAGCTCGCCTTCGTTTTGAGCAGCAACACGCCGAGATCGCGTGGCAGGCGTGGCACACGGCGGCACTGCAGCGCACAAAGCGCATGCCGAAACTTGAAGACCTGATCGGCCGCACGAAGCACCGCCGTCCGAAAACGCAATCCTGGGAACAGATGCGCGACCAAGCCCGCATGTTCACGCTGCTGATGGGCGGCAAGGTCATCGAGCGTACCGATGCCTGAAATCGGGTCGCTTTACGTCGGCCTTGGGTTCGACACTGCGGTCTTCGATCGGCAGATACCGCTGATTGGACAGCGGGCGGAAGACGCTAGCCGGCGGGTTACAAGGGCATTCGGTAGCGCGAGCACGAGTCTCGACCAGTTTCAGCGGAACGCGCGTCAAACAACCTTCGCGGTTACGCAGCTCAGTTTTCAGCTCAATGATATCGCTACGCAGTTTGCGTCTGGGGCATCTCCGTTTCGGGTTCTGGCAAATCAGTCCGGCCATGTAATCCAGGCGTTTCAGCAGGGCGGCGGCGTCCGAAATGTGTTAGGCGGCGCTGCGACGGCGCTGCGCGGCATGATTACGCCGGCGACTGCCGCTGCGGCTGGCATCGGTGCTGTTGCCGTAGGAATCGGTGTGTTGACTGCGCGGGCGCTGGAATCGACCAGCGCGTTGCGGCAGTTCAACGTGATGCTGAAAGGCTTCGGCGTTGAGGGCCAGGCGACCGCAGCGGGTCTGGAGGCGGCTGCCAAGCGTCTCCGCGATGTCGGTCTGACGGCAGCGGATGCGCGGACGGCACTACGCGGGGCGGTGCGCGCCGGCGTCAGCCCAGGCGCAGCCGAGCGGGTTGTGCGAACCGGGCAGAACCTCGTGCCGGTTCTGGGCGATGACGCGCCGCAACAACTGAGCGGGGCCATTACGGGCGGCGTGGACTCGCTCAGCAAGCTGGCGCTTCAGCTTGGCGTCGTGACGGAGCGGGAAGTCGCGGCGGCGCGCGAGGCGGCCAAGTTCGGCATGGAAATGCAGCATCTCGACCGCTGGTTCCGGCTGATCGAACAGCGGGCCGAGGGCTTGAGCAAGGAAGCGCTGTCGCCGATGGCTCAGGCGATGCGCGATGTGCGGATCAACATCGCCGAGATGCTCGACTCGGCATCCCGCAGCGATCTCATCATGGGCATCGTCAACGGCATGAACGCCCTCGCCAAGGCGTTGAAGGCCGTTTTCGAGCTTCAGCCGCCGGATTGGTTCAACAAGCTTATGGGAGTTCAGGGGGCAAGGGAGTTTCGCGCCGCGATCCCGCCCGCAAGTGGAGCAAGCGGCGCTAGCGGGGTCGGTGATGTCGAGCGGACACTTGACCTGATTGAGCAGCACGAGAGCGGCGGCCGAAACATCCACCAAGGCGTTGTGTCGAAATCGATCAGCACCGCGCAGGGCAACTTCCAGATCACCAACTCGACGTGGCGAGACTTTGCCCGCGAGGCGGGGGTCGATCTCGGGATGTACCCGAATGCGATGTCGGCGCCATACGACGTTCAGCGGCAGATGGCCCGGACGATCTTGAATTCTCCCCGTGGCGGTGTTGGCCGTTGGGCGAACTACAACCCGGCACTTCGGGCGGCGATCGGCGGCGGCGGCGGAAGTCTTCTGGCGCGGCCGGGCGCATCTCAAGACGCGTTTATGGCCGGTCGCGCGACGGAATTTGAAAGCTCATTTGCCCTTGCGCAGGGGGAGATAGCCGCCGACCGGTTTATCGGCCTCGGGTATCGGACGGGCACCGGCAGGATAGCGGAAGCGGGCGCGCAAGCGACCTTAGAGCGGATGCAGAGGTATGGCGCCGCCGCCGAGGCGCCCCAGGCTGCGGAAGAAGCCAGAAAGCGTAATGCTCAGCTTGTCGACGCGACGCGCGCACGGCAAGAGCGCCGGTTCGGTGAGCAGAGCCAAGAAGACCGCGAACATTCCGATCAGCTGCGCTTGCAGGTTGAATTGCAGGGGAAGAGCACCGAGCACATCGATCGGCAAGTCGCGCTGCTGAAGGTCCGCCAGCAAGCCGAGGCCGCCGGCCTGGATCTGACCAACGAAGCCGTCGAGGCTAGGGAGCGCGAGGTCAACGCGTTGCACGACGCGATGGATCAGCTCGCCCGGCAGCGTGCACTGATGGATCAGATTCGCGAAGTTGGCGGCGTATTTGAGAATACGTTTTCGCGGGCGTTCGATAGCATCACCGAGGGCACTTTCAAAGTGCGAGAGGCGCTTGGCGGGCTACTGCGCGACCTCGGCAAGACGCTCGCTAGCCAGGCATTCCGCGCATTGCTGCACGGTGATACGGGGAGCGGCGGTGGCTTCCTTGGGTCAATTCTGGGACTGTTTTCCGGGGGCATCATCAACGGCGGACAGGTCGATTTTGGCGGCGGTGGTGATCTGATACCGGCGTTTGCCGATGGCGGGAGCTTCCGGGTAGGCGGCTCCGGGGGGATCGATAGCCAGCTTGTGCAGTTTTGGGCGTCGCCCGACGAGAGGGTGAGGGTCGATCCGCCGGGCGGCGGCGGCGGCGAAGTGATCCGCATCGAGCTCAACCCGAACAACGCGTTCATAGCCGGCATCGCCGATCAGCAAATCGTCAGCCGCACCGGGACGATCGTGCAGCTCTCGGTCGCGCAGTCTACCAAGGCGGTGCAGCGGAACTGGTCCGGCATGAGCAGCGAAGCGTCTCAGAGGCAGCTATAGCGGCTGCCGTTGGGCCGGCCGCGCTGGCTAAAGCACAAATCGACTACCCGCTGCCAAGCGGGACAGAGCGGCGGCTGCCGGTTTTCCCCGAACTTCTGTGGGGGCCGGGAGTCGTCTTATGGGCGACTGCCCGAACGCCGCGCCGGGTCTTGGCGCCCGGCCTCCACAGGAGACTGAAATGGAAAATTCGCTGATCCCATTCCTATTCGAAGGCGAGGGCTTGGTACGGGTCGTCATGCGCGATGCCGAGCCGTGGTTTGTCGCCGTCGATATCTGCAAAAATCTGGGTATTCGGAACACTGCTCAAGCGCTCCAAAACCTCGATGATGACGAGAAGGGTATATGTTCAACATACACCCTTGGCGGCCATCAGGAGGTTTGGCTCGTTTCCGAGAGTGGCCTTTGGACGCTGGTTCTGCGGTCGCGCGACGCGGTCAAGGCCGGAACTGTCCCGCATCGGTTCCGCCGCTGGATTACCGGCGAAGTCATACCGACGATCCGGCGAACGGGCGGGTACAAAGCCGGACTGCGCGGCCCGCAGCGGGAGAAGCTGAAACAGGAGCGAGCCGAGCTTAGCGCGATGCGGGCACGCACGGCGCAGATAAACGCGATCTCGCGCTCGCTGGAGATCATCTGCCGATCGGCCGGTCGCCGCCCGGCGGCGCTCGCGGCGCCTGATCTGTACGCGGCGATCGGCGTCAAGATCGACCTGACCGGCTCCGACGCTCTCGCGCAGGAAGAACTGCCGCTCAGGCCGGGGAATGCGGCCGGCACCGAGGAATCCCCGACGACGCACTGAGGCTTGTCGAATGCCGGGTCGCCCTAAATGACCGATTTCTGGCCTCACCTCGTTCTGCGGCCGGGCGAGATTAGTTGCCAATATCTCGCCCGCACGACTGCCGGGACCGTCGCGGCCTCCGGCTTTACGCAGCGGATCGCGTCGCCGGCCGGCGCGTGGCGAATCCAGTACCGGCGCATCGTGATCAAAGATATTACGGAGGTCCGCGCCTGGCGCGCCGTCGAGGCGGGACTGGACGGCGGCGCGGTGGCGATCTACGTGCCGCTGATTGGCGAAGAGCAGGGCACGATCGACGGCGTGCTCGTCGGCGCGCACGCGCAAGGTGACACGGTAGCAGTCATCCGGCGGGTCGGCGACATCATGGCGGATGGCTACCATTTCGCTGTCGGCGATGGGCGCTTGCACCGCGTCGTTGACGTGACCGGCGTCTCGACCGACGACTACACCTGCACGATCCGGCCGCCGCTCCGAGCCGACTATGCCGACGCGACAACCGTCGAGATCGGAACGCCGATCTGCAAGTGCCGGCTCGCGAGCGATGACGCGATGGCGCTGACCGTCACGCCCGGGGGAATGGCTGTTGCTGATGTGACTTTTCTAGAGGATCCGAATTGATGGAAGACAACACAGCGAAACGGTTGAAGCTGCTGCCTGAATCCGAATGGATCGTTCGGCGAACCGATGATGGGCGAGCGCTCGTCAGCACCCACGAGAATTGTGGGTATCGGCATTACTTTGTGGTCGGGGACGTAGAGAAGCAATAATGCCGTTCTTCCCGCCGGGCACGTTTGATGCTGGCATCGTCTATGCGGCGCTGCTCTGCGACTTCGATTTCGACGGCGCGCCAACATACATCTGGAACGGGTTCGGGCCGCGCACATTCGACGGCAAGGCCTATATCGGCTGCGGTGATCTCGGGACGATCGAGGGGCTGGAGGAAGTCCGCAACGCGCAATCCCAGCGGGTGACATTCACGCTGAGCGGCGTCGCAGATTCGCCCGTCGACCTGCTCGCGATTGCGCTCGACTCGGCTGACATCGTGCAGGGGCGCAACGTCGTGGTCTATGAGCAGCTGTTCAACGCCGACTGGTCGACGCTCGGTGCTCCGATCGCGCTTTACATGGGACTCATGCAGCAGCCGCGGGTGACGCGCGAGGCTGCAACCGAGGGTCAGGGCGCGCGCCGGATCATTACGCTGGGTAGCGAAAACGCGTTCTTTGGTCGGTCGCGCCCTCCGGCCGGGCGCTACACGGATCGAGAGCAACAGCATCGCTATCCGGGCGATTTGTTCTGTTCATTCGTGCCGATGCTTACTAACGCGACCATAAATTGGCCCGATTTTTGACCTGTATTCTTTCGTGCTTCTGAGACGTGGCGGTTGCGATAAAGCAAGCTCTGCGGACATGCCCCTATGGATACGCATTTGCACTGCACCAAGAGATATGCCAGCCAGCTTGCACGCCGCCGCCAAGAGCATCGTTTCCCCGCAATACACCACAGTCCTGTTAGGGGTATGGCCCCTTTGCTTCTTTATTGGTTGGCTCAACACAAGATCAGCAGCCATGCCATTCCGCAACCGTGAACTGGCAACGCGAAGAGGAACTCCCGCTATCTCGCACGCCTCTGCGAGAGACATTTCGCGATCCTGATAGACAATCATTATGGTGTTTCGCCGATTGCGAACCTGCTCCGTCCGTGTTCGCCATTCGCAGTTGTCCGGGGAATATCCGAGATTGTTGTTCACTCGATCGATTGTGTGTTTAGGCGATGGGCGCGACCCCATGTCGGTCATGAAGCACATGAAGCCATGTGTCCCATTCTCGCCGTAGCGCCAACGGTCACAAACAGAAATACCCCTCCCGCCATAATCGGCAAATCGACGCTCGGTCGGGTTGTGGCATCGGCGGATCATCTGGCCCCACACTTTGTGCTCCGGGTGCATCTTCGTATCCCGCGCGCAGAAATCGGCGGAGCCTGAGTTAGATAGGTTTTCGAGGTTAAGGCATCCGCAGCTTCGTGTGCGAAGGCTTTTGAGGTTGTGGCTTAGCGCGAGTTTTTCGCCACCACAATCGCAGCGGCAGACCCACGCGGCGTTGGGTTTTGAATGGCCGGCCCATCCGAGCACTACGAGCCGGCCGAACCGCTGGCCGGTCAGGTCTTGAAACCGCTTCTCAGGGGGAATAGGGGTAATGGTAGCCATCTTGATCTCCTATCCGAGGTCATGTGGTCAGGGTCGGGATGGTGTTGGAACCGCCGTCTCGACCCGCCTCAACCTATCACAGACTGATCATTCCGTCACTCGCGGTGACGGTTAATGTTCGACGGAACCCCCCTCATTGACGAGGCGATCCCGCTCGTCCGCAACGAGGCGTGGTCGTGGCACGTCCGCATTTGGGACGATCCGGATGAAGAAATCGTCACCGATCTGACGGGCCTCGATTGCCTTGCAATGATGCGCTGGGCGGGGGGATCGCAAGCTGTGACGGTCGATGCCGCGGACGCAGTCAACGGGCATCTCGTGCTGTCGCTGCTGGCCGCAGATGCCGACGCGATGCCGATCGGCCGGCTGACGCGGCTGTATCTGTCTGTCGAGGGTGATACCGAGTTGATCGCCGATATCAATGTGATCGAGGGCTACACGGTATGAGCGGGCAACTCGATCTCAGCACCAAGACGATTAAGATTTATGGCGGTGCGTTCGACGCTACGGCGCGCGCGAACATCGCCGCGCATCTGGCCGACCTCGATAACCCGCACGACGTTGACAAGGCCGATGTCGGCCTCGGGAATGCCGACAATACGTCCGATGCCAATAAACCAATCTCGACCCTTACCGCCACCGCGCTCGCGCTCAAGGCACCACTGGCATCACCCGCGCTTACCGGCACGCCGACAGCGCCTACAGCGGCTCCGGGGACGGTCACTACCCAGATCGCAACGACCGCATTCGCGCAGGCGGCCGCAAACGTCGTTGCCGCGGATGTCACAGCGCTCGAAACCGAGCTCGGGGTGCACGAGGCGGCAAACGACAATCCGCACAGCGTTACCAAAGCCCAGGTCGGCCTCGCGAACGCCGATAATACGTCAGACGCGAACAAGCCGGTAAGCTCGGCGACGCAAACCGCGCTCAACCTCAAAGCGCCGCTCGCCAACCCGACGTTTACGGGAGTGCCTGCGGCTCCGACGGCGGCGCCCGGAACCGACACGACTCAAGTCGCGACGACGGCTTTTGTCGAGGCCGCCGCTGACGTCGTCTCGACAGCGACCGCGAGCGCCCTAGCACTAAAGGCGCCGCTTGCCTCCCCGGCCCTGACAGGCGTTCCCGCCGCTCCCACGGCGGCACCTGGCACGAACACCACCCAGATCGCGACCACGGCCTATACCACGGCCGCGGTAGCTATCGCATCCGCCGCCGCGGCGGCGGCGCAAGCGGACGCAGACCAGGCGCTCGCCGATGCTGCGCCGGTACCGTCCCTGGTCGCCGCAGCACAGACCGAGCGGCCCGGCGACGCGGTGGCGCTGTATGGTACGTCGAAGACCGGCGCGCCGGCTGACGCTACACTGATCGATCCCGGCTGGGTGATCATCACTGCCGCCGGCAGTGTAGTCCGGGTGGATGCTGCGACTGCCGCAGATCCCCAAACCGTCGCGCCCGTACCTGCGTTTGCCGTTGAGGCGGGGTACGCCTATGAAATCCGTTGGAAGGTCCAGCGGCAAATCGATCCCGTCGACCCGCTGAACGACTCGGTTACACTCGGCATCCGGTGGATGCAAAACGACAAGACCGGCGTTGTGTCGGGCGGTACGACGACCGTCGAGGACATCGCGCTAACGGTGGCGGATGGCATTCAGGAACGCATCACACGTATAGCGCTGACGGACGATGGCGAGATCGCGCCTGATTTTGTAGCTCCGGCCGGGTCGATTTATTTTCGGCCATTCGTCGATCTCTTCGGTGATTCCCACGTCACTGATGTGATCGTCATTGCCGCGAATCGTGTGTCTTTCAATACCAGGTCGACGGCTTACCGGCTTGAAGCGCCGATAACCGGCGCGACCATCACGCTTATCCCCAGCGACGCCATTCTGATTATCAATCCGGCAGCGGCAATCGCGGCGCTGACGGTCGCGCTCCCCGAAGGGGCAGATAAACGGATGCTGCGCATTGCAACGCGGCAGCGGATCGATGCGCTAACGATCACGCCAGGGGTTGGGGATGCGGTTGATTGGATCACCAACGAGCTGCCGCAGACCGGCCGGCTCGATTTTCAATTCGTGGAATCTCTTTCGACGTGGGTGCAGGCATGATGCGGCGGTGGGTTAGCGCTTTCCTTCTTACGGTGGGGCTGATCGCCGCCGCGGGCGCGGCTGATATTGTTCAGCAGGCTCCGACAACGTTCGGCGGGGATTTCTTCGAGCGCGTGCTGGGCGTAATGCGCTTGAAGGTGGCGCTGCGTGTTGCCGACAACACGGCACTCGCAACTCTGACCTATGACTCGGCCCCGTATGGTGTCGTTCGGTCCGATTTCGCCGCTGGGCTGGGCGCGGGGGATTTGAGCTTTGTGCGCCAGCTCGGCACATGCGCCTTCAACGGTTTAGCCAACGATGGTGGGCTTTGTACGGATGCCGACGGCGGCAATTCGTTCAAGGCACTCTACGGCACCGAGGCGGATGCCGGCCAGTGGGGCGTCAAGTGCGATTACCTGACAGCAGGCACGCCAACCGACAACACGACGCCGTTGCGAGCCGCTGCACTGGCGCTCGACAGGATGGACGGGGTCGGCCTGCGGCTGCCATCCGGCTCATGCTACAAGACGGGCGAGGTGGTATTCCGCAAGCCCTACGCGGTGCGCGGGACTGGCCGCGGTGGGTTTGATACCAGTGAGCCCGGCACCGAGATCATCGATGCCAACTCGACCGGGCACGTGCTGGCCTACCGCAGCCGCGGTCGCCCGCTGTTCGAGAACTTCTCGGTCCGATCGCTACAGCAGAAGACCGGCTTCGCGGACATCGTAATGGTCTGGGGCGGCACCGACTATGCCGTTGGCGACGTGGTGACGCTCGGGGCGGGATCCCACAAGGCGGGGGTATGCAGCACCCCCCCGCAGATCACCATTACGGGCGTCTCGCCGTCCGCCACGGCCACGACGACGGCAGCCACGGTCGTGGCTTCCGCCACACCGGATACACTAACGGTGTCGTTCCCGCCGGGTGGAATAATCTACCCGAAGATGGGGGTCATCGACACGACGTCGCCGGGCGCACTAAGCGCCGGTACCTACGTCGTCGCGGCCGGTGGAAATACCGGCGGGGCGATGACGATCAAGTTGTCGCGGCCCGTCACCTCGACCGGCGTCGGGTTGGGGGACACGCTCCAGTTTGGGGCGTCGATCATGGGCGCCAAGATCACCGAACGCGGCGTCTGCTCCATCATCCCGATCGGGACGGTCGACCAGGCGTCGACCACTGGTTCCGGTACGGGCGCTCATTTCGGCGTCATCTGGGGTGGTGGTGCCGGGCTGTCGATCTCGGGGGTCGGCACGAGGCTGACCGAGGATGCGCTACCAGGAGCAACGTCACTAACCGTCGACGATCCAACCGGGTTCATAGCCGGCAACAACCAGCTCTGGGCTCAGCTCGACGGGACGATGTTCGAGATGACCGGAACCACGACATCCGGTTCCGCCCTCGTAACGGACTTGGTGGCCACCAAGGGGCTGACCATCGGCACTCGGGTCTACGGGGTCACCATCCCACCGAACACGACGATCGCAGACGTTACGTCAGCCACTTCAGTTACCCTCAGCACGGCCGCGCTGTCTCCCACGACTGTGGCCGCCCAACTAATATTCGATCTCGGCGCCTCATCGAACTCCGGCACGATTACGCAATCGCTCGGGGTCGCTTCGGTCGTCGGCAACACGATCAACCTGATGACCCCGATGCTGGCCACCGCCAGCGCCGGCAATCATATTTTTGCGGAGTATGCCCGTGACCCGATGGTCCGTGACATGCACGCGAGGAACACGTTCGAGCCGGTGCACGTCTACAACTCGCCAGGCGTGCGGCTTGACAACGTGATCGGGCAGAACAGCACCAATGCGCAATTGTACCACAAGGTCAGCCCGGCGTTTAACGACGCGGGCGACGACCATATCGGTGGGGGCAGCAAGGGCTGGGATTTCACATTTGGCGAGGGCGTCTCCTGCGTCGAGATCAACGCCGGCTTCGAGGGCAAATTAGAAGGCGTAAAATGCCTTGGCGCTGAGTACCACGCGTACCTCAACCTGATGTTCGGCCCCACTGGTACATTCCAGATCTATAGCGGCTCCTACGAGGAGGCCTATTACAGCAACTTCTATTTCCGGCAGGGCGTGCCCCTGATCCCTTACGCCAATATCATTGGGCAAGGCATCCAGGTCTCCAACTTTTCCAACACCGAGGCCTCGATAATCAGGATCGAGCCCGGCTACGCGCCACCTGAACGCAACAACTGGGTCGAAGTCATCAATTGGGGGCCGAACCTCTATAACACCATCAATCTGGATGGCTCGCGCGGTCTCCACGAATTTCTCGATGGGTCCAACGGGAGCGTGCAGGGTATCACCGGTAAGCTGGTGTCGGGCTGTTGTGCCTTGATCTACATGTTCAAGGACAACGCGGCCGACTGGACGATGGACCCGGGTCAGTGGGGTGATCTGGACATCAAGCGCATCTGGGGCACGACCAGTTTCCAGAACTGGTCCAATATCACGATGACCAGGCGCACCGGACCGAACAAGCTGATCAACCAAGACATGCAGATTGATCAGAAGAATGAGGGAGGCGATTATACGACTTCGACCAACAATTCCGCCGCGGTAACGAACACGCTTGACGGGTGGGTGGTAGGTCAGAAGACGACGGACGCGCTTGTCACGACCACCTCTCGTGGCTCTGGTATCGCGGGGGGTACTAACGCCAGCCTGAAGGTCGTGACGACGACGCCCGTGGTTACGCCCAGCGACGATGACTACCTGGTCGTCTATCAGCCGATGGACGCGGCCAACGTCATCGATATCAAGCCCACCATCGGAGCGGGCAGCGTCTCCAATGTCTGCTGGACCGCATTGGTTGAGACGAGCGTGACGGGGAACTTTGGTACCTGGATAAGCAGTGGTGAGACGTTCGGGGTCCAGAGCGCGTCCTATACTCAGCACTTCTCGACCGTTGCGGGCGTGCCGAAGCGCATCGGGTTCTGCGCCCAGATGAGCGCGTTCATAAATTTAGGCGGCACGACGTCTGTAGGTAGCCCTATTGTTACCGGGATGGCTTCGACTACGGGGCTGTTGCCGGGAAACAGCGTTGCATCGAGTCGTGTGCCTACTGGTACGACCATCCTGTCTGTGGATTCACCGACACAGATCACGCTAACGGCGAACGCTACGTCGGCCGGGTCGACGCCGATGACATTCAGCATCGGGTCATGGCCCTCGGGCCTCGGTACGACGGGGATGCGCGTGGGGTTCGCCCTTGCGGCTGGCCTCAACTATCAGGCGTCTTCGCTGGCTGGCTTCGTCCAGGGGCCTAAATTCTCACCAACTGGAGCATTTACCACAACCCCAAGTCCGCTCCTGACTACTGCGGATGCCTCGTTTGAGATCAGTGATGCGGCCCTCGTCAAGGGCGACAATCCTCCCTTGTACTACAAGAGCCGCGGGCTCGCTCCCAACCGAAGCACCATTGGTGAACTGGACTGGTATTCGCCGCTCGAAGGTATTTCCAGGGCGCAGCAGCGGTTCCGCAAGAGCTACCCCGATGGCACCGCGGTCGGTACGGCGCGAGGCACCAACTCGTCTGTCACTACTTCGGGGCCGACCGGCAATCTCAGCGTCAACTGGCCGATCGTCCCTCGGATGCCGTGTTCGCCGACGCTCAAAACCTACGACCATCTCGGCGCGATCAACAAAGTCTCGCATTTCACCGGCAGCTGGATCAGCGGGATAACGCCGTCCACTGTGGTGGCAAATCAGAATTGGGCGAGGCTCCAGCATCAGGGCGCGCCGGCTACCAGCGCGACGAGCCTGAGTTTTGAGTACACGCTCTCCTGCGAGCTGCAATGACGAGGATTCTCCGACCGATGATCAAAATTCTACTAGCGGCTGCGATAATGGTCTTTCCCGTCGCCGCAGGAGCGCAGCAGGTCTCCCAATGCGCCGCTAACGAATGGTGTATCCACGTCATGTTCCAGAGACGCAACCTGACATACGGCGATCACTTCGCCCCACAAGCTACCGAGGCTCAGTGCAAGGAGCGAGCGGCAGAACTGGCCGACAAGGCTCGGGAGCGCAATGCTTTGGTTCCGGGTGGTGGGCAGGTGCTGAACGTCGAGTGCGTGTTGGGGCAATAGGACCGATCGCGCTCTTCTGCAGGCGGACCGCCCGCGGCATCGTGCGCGATGAGTGTCACGCGTGAGTTAGCTGAATATCTCCAGCAGCAAGCCGCGATTCCATTCGTGCTCGGCAAATCGGACTGCTGCTTGTTCCTGGCTGGGTGGGTTCAAGAGCGGCTCGGCATCGACCCGATGGCGTACTGCCGTGGCGGCTACGAGGACGCGCGTGGTGCAGAAGCGTTGCTATCGGGCTATGGCGGGCTGCCCCGCGCCGTCGGGCGCGCTCTGCGCCGCGCTGGCGCACCCCTGACATGCAATCCGGCGCCCGGCGATGTCGCCGTTGTGGTGATTGCTGATGCGGCAGCCTGCGCGATCCGTACCGAACGACGTTGGGCGCTGCGCCTCGATGAAAGCCTCGCCCTCATCCCTATCGATCGCGTGCGCGTGATCGCTGCATGGAAGATCGCATAAAGCATGGCGTTTGCGGTACCGTTTATCGCGGCTGGGTTCACCGCGATCGGGGTTGGCGCGGCGACGGCGACGATCCTCGCGCAAGGCGTGCTGATCGCGGTCGGGCTCGGGCTGTCGCTGCTGAGCACGATGCTGTTTCGGCCGGCACAGCCAAAGCCGAGCGATGGCCAAACCCTGATCCGGCAGTCGACGGCACCGCGGCAGCGCAGCTACGGCCGCGTCAAGGTCGCCGGGTCATATATGTTCGCGAACACCCAGACGGGCGTGCTGCATCGTGTTTTCGCGATGGGGTCTGGCGAGATCGACGAGGTTGAAGAGCACTGGATCGACGACACTCTCGTTACGGTCGAGCTCGTCGGCAACACCGTCACGACGCCCAAGTACAATGTTGGAGGATCGAGCAAGGTCCGGCTCGAATGGGAACTTGGATCGGCCGCGGGGTATCAATTCCTGCTGCTTGAGGCTGCGTTTCCGGGGGTGTGGACGAGCGATCATTTGGGCAAGGGCATCCCCAAAGCCTACATGCTCATGCACCAGGTCAAGGCGGAGCAGATCAATGACATGTTCCCCCGCCTGGCCGACACGCTCTATCGCCAGGTTCAGCGTGGCGCGTTAGTCCCATCGGTATCCGGCGGCGTCATCGGGGCGGCAAGCTGGTCTGACAACCCCGCGCGCTGCATCCTCGACTTCATGATCCATGCCGACGGGTTTCGCATCCCGCAGGCGCAGATCGCGGCGGCGATCGACTATTGGGAAGACGCCATCGCAATTTGCGATGAGGCGATCCCGCTCAATGCCGGCGGCACCGAACCGCGCTACCGGTTGTGGAATACCTATCGGTTCGATGAGCGGCCGGCCGATGTGCTGGCCCGGTTCCTCCAATGCTGCGACGGCCAGGTCTTTCCGACCCCGAACGGCGGCATCGGCATTAGGGTCGGCAAATGGGAAACGCCAGCCGTCACGATTGACGACGACGCGATCTTGGCGTTCTCGGAGGTCCGGCGCGGCGCGGACATCTTGGCGACGGCCAACACGATCCGGGCACGCTATACGTCGCCCGATCACGACTATCAGGAGACCGACGCGGACCCGTGGATTGACGCCGGCGATGTTGCCGACCGGGGCGAGTTCGTCGCTGATTTCGAGTTTTACTGCTCGCCCAGCCACACACAGACGCGGCGGTTGATGAAGATCGCCGCGGCGCGGCTCAATCCAGATTGGGCCGGCACGATGGTCTGCAATCTCCGCGGCCTCATGCTCATGGGCGAGCGGTTTTTCATCATCAACTGCGCCGAGCTGGGGCTGAACATCACGGCCGAATTGGTGAAGCTCGATCAGATATTCGAGGGCAACACGATAACCGGCGTCCAGGTCGAGTGGCGCTCGGCAAACGAGGCGGCCTACGACTGGGACGAGACGACGGAAGAGGGCGAGGCACCGCCGCTGCCGCCGCCGATCGTGCCGGAGCGCGATATCCCGGTGCCGGGCGGCTTTGGCGTCGCGCCATTCGAGGTGTCCGCGATCCTCACATGGTCTACGCCGCCCGAAGATTATCTGCTCGTCGAGGTCCGGTACAAGCGCACGGCCGACGTTGATTGGCTGCCGTGGGGTGTCTCGGATGGCGTCGATGGCGTGGTTGTCGGCCCGCTAGTCGAAGGCGAGGAATACGAATTCCAGATCCGTCACCGCTCCGACACAACCGACCGTGTCTCTGATTGGACTGCATCCGAGACGCTGACGATCAGCGTGCATGACGAGATAGGCGCTGGTTCTGGGAACGTGATCGGCGCTGGCGGGGCAAACACAATCGGAGCAGGTTTTTAAATGGCAATCGTTGATATCCCAAATTTGAACAACGCCGCCGCACTGGCGGGGACCGACTTGTTCGTCGTCACGCAGGGCACATCCGAGGCGCTGAAGGACACGCTCGCCAATCTAGCGACTTTCGTCCATGTTGGCGTCACTACGAAGATCACGTTATTCACCGGCAGCGGCACCTTCACGCTCGCGGCCGGGGCGAAGACGGTTCACGTGATCGCTTGCGGCGGCGGCGGCGGCGGCGGTTCCGGGGGGCGACGGGTCAGCGGCTCGGCCATCTCCGGCGGTGCCGGCGGCGGTGGCGCTGGTTGTATCGAGCGCATATTCCGCGCGTCTGATCTCGGCGCGTCGGGGACGGTAACGATCGGCGCCGCGGGCGCTGGCGGTACGGCGCCCGGCACCGACGACACCGCTGGCAATCCAGGATCGGCCGGCGGTAACACCACGTTTGGCACGTTCCTCACTGCCGGGGGCGGCGGGGGCGGGGCTGGCGCTCAGTTTGCCGCGATTGCAGCCGGCGGCGGCGGCGGGAGTTCCACCGGCGGCGCCAACGCGTCGGGGTCCACTGCCGGGGCCGGAGGAATAGCGGCGGGCGCGGGGGGCACAGCCAATAGCGCCACTTCCGCAATGGCAACCGGTGGCGCGGGAAGCTCGGCCGCGGGCGTTGCGGGAAGCGCCAATCATTCGGCGACCTGTGCGGCAGGCGGGGCCGGCGGCGGCGGGGTCAGCAGCGCGCCGGCATCAAACAATGGCGGCATAGGCGGCGGCGCTGCTCGCGGCAACGTCGTGACGCTTGCGCCAGGTGGCAACTCCGGAACGCCAAATGGGACCAATGGGGAAGCGCCGCTGGTGGCGTATGCGCCCGGAAACGGTGGTGGTGGCGGCTACGGTAACGCTGCGGGCGCTGCGGGCAACGGCGGCACGGGCAGTCAAGGCGGTGGCGGCGCCGGCGGCGGATCGGCCCTGAACGGTTCGGCTGCCGGCAATGGTGGCGCAGGCGGCGCCGGCTGGCTCTTGGTCGTGGAGTATTTCTGATGGACAACCGCTATGCCTTGGTCAATGCCGCGGGCGAGACGGTCAACGTCATCCTGTGGGATGGCAAAACCCCCTACACCCCGCCCGAGGGGTTGGAGGTTGTGCCCGAGGGAAAGGCCGGTGCTTATGCGCCGGTCGGCGACCCATCGGCGCATGCTCCCTCGCCCGATTCATTCAGCCGGCTCACTGACGACGAGCGTGCCGCGGTCATCGAGGCGCTTGTCTCGATGGGAGCGATTACGGCTGAGCGCCGCGACGAGCTTGTAAAGCCGTAAAATCCGGCGGCCTATCCACTCCAACCCGAGCGTAGCCCACGAATGGACTGGAACTCAGTCGTCCTGATCCTGGTCGTCGCCGTGGTCGTCTTCCTCACGGTTCGCTACTGGTATCTCCAGAAAACCTTGCTGGTGCGTATCGGTAATCTGGAGCGGGATGCCGAGATCATCAGGAACCGGCCAGCGCAGTCGTTGTGGGCGGCGGTCCAGGCTGTCGTTGTGCCCGAGCTGGTTCATGCCCACGCACCTGTCATGGACGCTCTGCTGGCCAAACTGGGGCCACCGTTCAGCTTGACCGTCGCTGAGGAGCGGGAACTCGACCAGCTGCTGTACGAGCGGATCATCGCGACTGACGATACCCTGATCAGCGACCGTGAACGCGCCTCGGCTAGACTGTTGCGGGACATCATGCCGCGGGTTAGGGAGGAATTGGATCTGAACCCGGAGGTCGCTGTACTCCCGGTGCTAGCCGTGCCCAAGCCCAGAGAAGATGCCGAGCAATAGATGTCGATCGTCGGCGGATGTCTCGCCGCGGATCATCATGCCGTACCTTTATTCGGTGGCAGGATCAGGATGGACGTAGGCCACTGGATATCTACCGCCGCTGCGGTGATCGCTATGGCGGCGCTCATCCTCAATACGAGTACCAACCGCCGCGTCAAGGCGCGAGAGGTGCGCATTGACGAGAGCGCTGCGGTTGCCGCTCTGCGATCGGAGTTGCGGGATGCCAGGGCGGAGATAGCACAGCTGCGGTCTGAATTACGGGAGGCCCGCGAGCAGCTTGAGCAGACGCAGCATGATAGGCGTGCTCTGCAGGATGAACTAACACGCGACGTTGTTAGGAGACGGCGTGCGACCAATGACTGATCCCGGCGAAATCGGTCATGGACTATCCCCGGACACCGCAGGCGTGCTGCGCGAGCTGGACGCGGTGAAGCTCCAGGAACTGGCCAACCAGCGGCTGCGGATTGAGCTGAACGAGGCTTGCGTTGAGGGCATCCCGTCCGGTCTCGCCATCGTCGACCAGCGCGGCGTGATCGTCAGTGTGAACCGTGCCGTCGAAGTCATGTTCGGGCACTCCCGGAAGGAGCTGATCGGGCAATCCGTCGAGATGTTGGTCCCGGCTCACCTGCGGGAGAAACACGCCGCGCACCGCGCGAAGTACGCACGCGATCCCCGGCTGCGCCCGATGGGGATTGGGCTCAACGCGAAGGGCGTTCGGAAGACCGGGGACGACATCAGCATCAATGTCATGCTGTGCCCTTTGGTCGTGTCTTCCGGGACCTACTACTTGGCAATCGTTCACGCGATCCTCCCCGTCCTAGCGCCGCCCAGCCCGAAGCAGGAGGTGCTGATCGTCGAGGACGACATCGGGCACGCAGCGATGCTGGTCAACATGCTGGTTGGTGCCGGATATGTAACCACAGTCGCCGGGACGGGAGAATTGGCGCTGTTTGAGATAGGGGTCAAGGATTACGCGATAGCACTGGTCGACCTGCGGCTCCCCGATATGGACGGGATCGAGCTTCCGGCACGCGCGCAAGCTCTCGCAAAGGATGTCCCGATGATCGCCATCAGTGGCGATCTCCCGCCGGATGAAGAACTTTTGGCCGCGGGGTTTACGGCATCGGCGGGGAAGCCGCTGCGGGCGAGCGAACTGAAGGAATTGATCGCTACGCACATCAAGCCTGGCCGTGCAGCGGCACCGGCATGATCCGCGAGATCGACCCGAAGACGCACGCCGTCATCGACCTGCGGAGCTGCACCGAGATTGCCGGCGCCGTTGCCGTGGACACCGATACCGGCGAGGTCCGGGTGCTGCGCAAGACCTACGAGGGCCACGAGACGACGATGGTGCGCCTGGTGCATGGCCTGCGGGTCGTGCGGCGGTAGAGGTGGTGCTGACGGCCTCGATTTGAACGGGCGCTACAGCCCGGCCCTGAAATAACTGCGCTCTCTGGCTGTCTTTCGTCTGTGGCAGTTGGCGCACCGCACGTCACATTTCGCGATCTCGGTCATTAGCTTTGCTATTGACCAGCCGTGCTGGATACCGAAACAAACGGCGGCCACCTTACCGCCACCATCGCCATGATCGAATTCAAGAACTATAGGGTCCGCTTCGCCGCAGTCAACACATGGGTGATTCTCTAGGTATGCAAGAACGGCGGCGTTGTTGCGTTTGACCTGAGCGGTTTTTTGCTTGCCTAAATACTCACGGCGCGTGGGATTGTTATCGTACCATTTTTTATTGTAGTCGCGCACACATGCGTAGCATGGCAAATTGCGACCTGCGTGGCCTACTGGGAAATTGCTCGCGTCCTGATCTTTTCGGCAAACACGACATATCATGATTAGAATTATATCAGAAGACTGGTGCTGGCGGTAGGAGCCCGAACCTACGACCTGACCGCTTACAAAGCGGGCGCTCTACCGGGCTGAGCTACGCCAGCGATTTTTGGGGCCGGCTGAGGGACTCGAACCCTCAATGCGCGATGGCAGCGGAGTTTAAGTCCGCCGTGTCTGCCCGTTCCACCAAGCCGGCCCACGGCCAAACTTATAACATAAAAAGGGCGAAGAGATGCCGGATGAATTAGCTTCCGCGAAAGCTCTGCTGCGCGCCGAGATGGACCGTCAGGGTATGCACAACAACGAGCTGCGCGCCGGTACCGCGGCGATCGCGATGGGCGAGAGCGGTTTCGACTCACGATCGGAGACGCCGTATCGCAACACGTCGAACAGCCGCATTCGCGCGACTTTCCGCAGCCGGCTCGGCGACAAATCAGACGCCTTCATCAACGACCTGAAGGCCAGCGACGAGCGGTTCTTCAATTACGTGTACGGGCCGCAGTTCAACCACATCCATCATCTCGGCCAGGTCGAGCCGGATGACGGCTGGCGGTTCCGCGGGCATGGCACGGTCCAGCTAACTGGGCGGTCGAATCATGAGAAGCTGAAGACGCTCACCGGTCACGACATCGTGAGCGATCCCGAGCTCGCCAATAAGCCCGAGGTCGCCGCCGCGATTACCGTCGCCTACATGCTGTGGCGCTACAATGGCGGCGGCTGGCAGAAGATGAAAGACGCCGTCGGCATCTCATTCGGCGACGTCGACGAGCGGAAGAACGTGGCTTTCGATCTGTTCTGGCGGACGGGGGAGTTCAACTATCGACCGGGCGCGCAGGAAGCGCCGCCAGCGCCCGCAACGGCCCCGGTGGCGGCAATCGCCCCGCTCGATGCCATCAGGGCGCTGCAAACAACGCTGCGCGACGCTGGGTACTACCGAGCAGAGATCGATGGGGACTTCGGCAGGCTGAGCCGGGCGGCGCTCAACGAGTTGCTCGCCGCGGCGGGGCAGCCGAGGGTGTGATGGCCCCACGCGATATTGTGGCGATTATCCTGGCGGCCGGGCTGCTGATGCACCCGCTGGCGGTTGTCGTCAGTCTGGCTCTTTTGGGCAGGCCGCTAACTCAAATCGGCGGCGAGACGCTTGAGGCAATCGAGGTCGCTACGCTCGCGGTAATCGCCGGGTACCTCGCCCAGCGGACAGACGCATAAGACGCGCCACACGCGATGAAAGCACCCGCCGCGGCAACCCTAGCCGCCATTCCCGAACACCGCATTCCTCGCCGCCCCGCGCGGCCCTTCTGCATCGGAACATCGCCATGCTCCCGTTGCTCGTCAACCTGATCATCATCTTGCTTGTGCTCGGGGTCGCGTACTGGGTGATTACGCTTCTGCCCCTCCCGCATCCGTTCCCGCTGATTATTCAAGTCGCGTTCGTCCTGATCGCGTTGATCGTAATCGTGGATTTGCTGCTCGGTCTTTCGGGCGGCGGTGGCCGGCTTTTGTGGAGATAGTCCAATGTCAGACGACATCAACCAAGTCCCAAGCGCCTGGTCGGCCTACCTCCCGATCCTGGCCGGGCTGTTTCGCGCCGTGCTCGCCGCGCTGGGCGGCCTCGGGTTCGCCTGGGCGAGCGCCGTCACGGGCAGCCAGATCGAGATGGCGGCCGGCGCAGCCATGATGCTGGGCGCGGCGGGGTGGAGTGCCTGGCAGAAGGTGGCGGCCATCAGAGCCTCGCGTGCCAGCTCCGTCCTGTCAGCCGAAGCCTCGGCCCGCGCGACATACCAAGCCGGCGCTCCGGTCGCCGTCGTCACGTCGGCCGGCACCCCGACAACGACGACTGATCTCAACCGCGCCGAGTTGGCGCGCCGCTCGTGATCCGCAAGCTGCGCGACTGGACCGCGCTCGGCGCCGCGCTGGCATCATCTCTCTCCATCAGGGCCGGCCGGGGCACCCCGCGCCGGCCTTTCTAGTTTCAACCCAGGCGGCGATCATGCGCCAAGCTCTCGGCGGGCATCGGCGCGGGCCTGATTGAGTTCGACCATCGCAGCGGCGTTCCCGCCGGCGTCGGGGTGCCGCTGTTTTGCCAGATCGCGGTAGCGGCGGTCCACGTCGTCAGCAGTAACGCGCGCGGCCTCATCGATCTCAAGAACATCTCGCCAGCTCTTCGGGGCCGGAAGCGCCTTGAAGCCTGAGAAGGTGGCGCGAACAAGCGCCAGTGTTCCGTGGCGCAGTTCGACGCGCCGAGCCTCAAGGATGTGGTGGATCGCTTGCAGATTGGCGGCTACGCTGTCGTAACGGTCAACCGGGATGCAAATCTGCATGCCCTCCCAGGTGAAATAGACCGCGACACCGGGATCAGCGGGGCGCTCGCTGCCGAGCGTCACATTCGATGACATCACGACGCCGGATATTGGCTTGCCGCTGTCCTGGCCGAACAGGCGGAGCGAGTCCTGCACGTTCCGCAGCGCGCCGGCAAGTGTCGTCTTGAACCGACCAGATTCACGCTTCGCCGAGCGTGCGAAGCCCGCTGGCCACGCTAGTGGATACGCAGTCGCACCTTCAGCCATCGTCTCGTCCTTCGTTCGTCACGTCGCATGCGAGCCCAGTTCCACCCTCGCAGCAACTCGCGCGGGGCGGCCGGAATCGTTTTCCATTACCGCCCTAACCCCTTGAACAGCAGTCCCAAGCGGAGTTTGACCCGCCACCATAGCGAGGGAAGCCTATCCTCGCTGCAGGCGATAAAGCGGCCGAGAAACCATGTCTCGACGACGGGCCAGGCCTTAATCTCTTGGCCATCTGCTGGGTTATATTCGCGGCACATCGCCGGGTCTCCCATCTTTCCGGTCGACCCCAATTCCCCCGTGATCCACACGCAGTCGCCGTGTTGGCGACATGCGTCAAATCTAGGCCGTAAAGGGTGCCAATTCCCAAGGCAGCGATAAATAACGCACGACCCAAATCCGAGGGGATCAGCTCAGCTGGCTGGACGCTCGCCGGGACAGGTGATGCGGCAATCATCCCTCGCCATCCGCCATCGGCGGCGGGGAGAGGGGCCGGCCTATAGCTGGCGCGCCGTAGCGCCTCTTCCAGATCATCGGAGCATCGACCGCTCGGCGACGCTGCGCGTATTCCCAAAGCAAGTCCTGCGCTGTTACGTCTCTGCACGACAGCGGCACCTTCCCGCGCGGCGTTGTCGGGTATTTATCGGACTGAAATTCTCCGTCGATTAGGTGCGCGCCCATCATCTGCTCCGCTCTGCAATAATTCTCTCGGTCGGGTCTACCCGACGGCGGCGCATTACCCAATCCACCGGCTTCTCCCCGGCAGTAATCCGCTCCGCCATCTCGATCAATCTGTTGATCGCGCCGTCTAGGCCGTATTGCCAGATCAGGTCAGCGGTCGTATTCGCCAGCCCATAATCCGCCGGGTAGGCGATTGCAGGCGGTATCGGACGATGCTGCGGCACGTCTTTATCGAAGCGCTCCAGCGCCGCCTCGCGGGGGTTGCGGGGGATGATCATGGGGTGGCTCTCTGGCGGGCACGGAGCGCGGCGATGCAGAGGGCGATCGGCGTTGCCTTATGCGTGCCGTGCGCGTGGCCGTCGTCCCAGGTAATAACGGCGCCGGTATCATCGGAGATCGCGATAGTGATCGTGAACGCCTTGCAATCCCATTTATCGCGGCGGATCAGCGCGGCGTGCTGCGGCTGCAGGCTGCACTCGATCTCGCGGTCAAGCTCGCGGCTTCCCTCTGTCGCGGCCTCAAGCCGCGCAATCAGTTCGTCCATCCCTGTATCTCCTACTCCATCCCGCTCGCCGGGCGGGGTTGCGGACCAAGACATGCGCCGTCGATGGCCTCAGCCTTCGCGGCCCGCATGTTCAGCACAGTGTCGGGTGCCCAGCCGTCGTATAGGTGCCCGCCATCCCGCGCCGTCACGATGATGTAAAAGCTCCCATCTGGCTCGCGTTCGATCTCAATCGACGCGCCCTTGTGCGTGCCGCGGAAAAGGTTGCGGCTGGCGCTTATGATGCGCATCACTCTCTCCCGGTGTGCCGGGTTGGGGCAGAGGCGGGGGTCATGGCTTCTTTTTGAGCCGCCGATCGCCCGGCCCGAGCAAAGTGACGGCGGTGTGCCCGATCATCTTCTCGATCTGCTCGCTGGTCCGATGTTCGGTTGCTACCTCGACACCACCGGTTAGTAGCAGGCGTAGGCGGTCGCGCCAATCGAACCGCACGATGATGACGGTCTTGGCCCAATAGGGGCAGTCGTTCGGCTCTGGGTCGAAATCTTCCGGCAGCCGCTGGCGATACCCCAGCGCCCGGCGAAGGCGGTCGCCAAGCGTCGGCACGTAAATCATGTACTCTTCCCGCGCGGTCATTGCTGGCCTCCATGGCGTTTCAAAACCTCAGCGTCGAATGTCTCGGTGAATTTCTCGATTTCGGTATGGATGTTGTCCATACGGGCGAGGTCGGCGGCGGTCGGTTCCTCGCCTTCATCGAGCATGTTCATTCATGCTTGGATTCTCCGGACAGTAATCCGGACAGTGCTCAAAAAACCGCAGATTCCGGAAACGTCGGCGCTGTCGGTCATGTGCCGACGCTCCGCAAAAGTCGCGGTGCGTTCGCCAGTTCGAGTAACACGTCGGCGTGACACGGTAGATCGAGCGCGCACCAGCATGCGAGATCGTGACCACGAAGCTCGTTGAGCGTGGCGTTCAAGAGAACACTACCGAGTGGATGGGCCAAGCCGTACTCCCAATCCTCCCGGAATTTCCGCACACACTCAGCTGCATCACCGTGCCGTCCGGGGCGATACTTGTTCCCGTAGCGGCTGGGGCGTCCAACATAAATTGTGTTTGCCGGCATTCGCCAACCCTTGGCTCGCGACCGCTGAATTCTGATAGGCATCGTCGAAACTCCCGTATCAGGCAACGCGCCCGCTGGTCTGCCCGAAAGCAAATTGTTCACATATTCGATAACTTCTGGATGCGCATGGAGCCACTCCCCGCGAATATGATGTTTCGCGAGCTGGTAAAGTATAGCTTTCTCGACTTCGTAATTCCCTTCGATCGAACCCAGCAACGCCAATCTATCTGGGTTCGCGGTCTGGATATCAGCGAAGCGCTTGGCGATGTTTTGAGCGAAACCTACCTTAATCGCGTTCGGCGCTCGGATGAAATATATCAATCCGAAGACTGTTTTCGTAGATTTAAACATCCTCTTCACGTTCGGTCGCCAATTGGCAAAATACTTCTCGGCTTCCTCCCGATCCCGCGTTCCTGTTGACCTTTCGCGGCTGCGCCCGGTATCTGGATCAGTGAAATAGATGTAGAAAATCCCGCTCCGCTTTAGGTTCGGTCGGAGCTTCGGACCCTCCGGCGGTCGGCCGCCCGCCGAGATTCTGCCGACACGTTTTGCGGGCACCTTTTGAGAAACGCCCCGAGATGCCTTAGAAACTGCGGATGCTGGGATCTGGGCGATGAGGCGCGAAGACATAGACGAGGTGGATTCCATAAGCAAATCCTAGCTTTTTGCTACGGAGTTTTGCGGGACGTTCCGGGAACTGACGGGGATTCTGCCGGCGTTCTCTTGGCCAGTATTTTGCTGTGGTTTGAGGGCTTCCGCGATGGCCGCGCCGGCCTTGATCCGCTTGATCAGGTCAAGCAATCGGGCAGAGCAGGCGAACCACTCGCCGACCATTCGGTCGTCGGCAAACTCTCTGTGCAGGGCCTTTTCTGAATAGCGGTCGCCGGGCGCTTCACAGATCAGCCGCAGCCGCTCCGGGTTCCCGCTTTGTAGAAGCGCCATCCGGTGCTGCGGATCTTCCCATGACGTGAAGCCGATCTTGATCGGAATGCGCCCCGCAACCCGCCGATATCCGATGCGGCCAACGCGACGCTCGTTGTAGAGCGTGCGCTGAGGAATGCCTAGGATTTCGGCCGCGTCTTTCTCGACGACCATCCGCATCATCAGTCCATTACCTTCCTTGCTGCTTGCATAAAACCGGGTGCATGATGGGCGTAGAGCTCGGTCGTTCGCGCCTGGGTATGCCCGAGCCAGCCGCCAATGATCCAAAGTTCGACGCCGGCCTGCGCGAGCCACGTCCCTGCCGTGTGTCTGAGCGTGTACGGCAAGACATCTGGCCCGAGTCCGGCGCGCTCCCGCGCCTTGCGGAACGCCACCTTTACCCGGGTGAGTTTGTGCCCGCCGTAGGACAGCACGTAGGGCGACGAGGCCCGCGCGTGCGCTCGCAGGAGGAACCAGCGCAGCCGCCGCGGTATCGAGATGATCGGGCGGCGCTTGCTGGTCTGCCGGCGGCCGGGCTGGTTGAAGTCGATCCGGTCGCGGTCAAAATCGATCTGCGTCCAACGGAGGTCGAACAACGCCGACGGTCGGGCGCCGGTTGCCAGCCCGAGCAGGATGAATAGTGGCAGATGGTGACGCGCGTGCGGCTCGCGCCGGCTCTCCCACAGCAGCCGGGCGGCCTCCGATCGGGTGAGCCAGCGGTCGCGACCTGGCGGGCGCTGCGGCAGCTCGACGAACGGTCGGTCTAGCAGGTGCCCGTTTTTGTGCGCGTACCCGAGCGCGGCCCGTAGCGTCGTCAGCTCGCGGCCTGCTGTCGCCTCGGCGATCCCCGCCGCCTTGCGGGCGCGCACGTACAGCCGGCATGTCTCCGGCTTGATGAAATCGCAGGTACGCTCGCCCCACCAGCCGAGCAGCGCCTTGACTGATGCTGCGGCCGTCTCCGGTGAGGCGGTATGCTCAGCCGCATGCTGTTCGAGGTACATCGCCAGCACGTCGGCTATGGTTGCCTGAGCGGCACGACGTGGCCCGTCCCATGCGGGTGCGTCGTCTCGCTCGCTGAGCCACCGCGCGAAGATCTGGTGAGCCTCTGTGCGGTCGCGAGTGCCCGTTGAACGCTCGCGGCTGCGCCCGGTGGCCCGGTCGGTGAAGTAGATGTAGAAGGTGCCTTTGCGCTTTCGGTTTGGCCGGAGCTTTGGTCCCTCGGGTGGGCGCGACATGCTACGCTCTCCTGCCATTCGGCCAGATCGTCGGCGCGGTACATTACCCTGCCCGCCACTTTGCGGAAGGTGATCCGGCCGGCAACGCGCTCAGCCGCCAGTTGGCGCGGCTTGATGCCGATCATGCCGGCGGCGACCGCCTCCAGGTACAGCGGTTCGATGGCGGGGCGCTCGGCGCTCACGGCGCCTCCGCGGGCCGGCCGTGCGCCAGCGTGAACAGGCCCCGCTCGGTGATGACGGCGGCCCCTTCCGGATCGAATGCCCCGCCGTTCCATGCCAGCAGTTCTCGGGCACACAGGTTGCGGACTGTCGGCACGCGTATCGGTCGCTCCGGACGGCGGAATATAGCGGCCGCGGCTAAATATTGATTCCCAACACGGCGCAGATTGCATCCTGGGTGGGCCGCGAATTGGAGCGCCAGCCGCTGCGCCGGCGAGATGCTGTGCCAGGCCGATTGCGCCATCGCGACGCCGGTGCGGATATCACGCATCTTGGCGTCGAGTTCGGCGACAAGATCAGGCCGCCCGGCTTCGTAGAGCACTTGACGGACGCGCTCGTGTTTCGCCGCGTCCTCTACCTCAAGGCGCTGAAGAATGGGATCGTAGTCATTCATCGGCGACCTCCGCGGGCCGACGCATCGTCTTCGGGGCGCACTCAGTCATTGTTGAAATCCGGCGGCAAATCGACACCGAACTCGAGATAATCGCGCACAGTGTCTTGGCTTTTGATCTCGGCCAGGATCTTTAATCCTCGCGCCATCATGTAGCCCAGCCATCGGCATTGCCCCTCGTTCAGATGGCCGCGCCACTCTTCATCGGGCCAAGAATTATCTGGCCGCGGGTAGCCCTCGTTAAAGGCACGCATGCCTTGTCGATAAGCGATCTCGCGGTGATCCACACGTCGGACGTTCGTCTTCGATGGGCGCTCGGTCATCCGCCGCTCGCGTCGCGCTGGCCCAACTCGGCACGTAAGTTGGAAAGCCTGTCATTCGCCCGGCGCCGCGCCTCCGTCTCAATTGCTTCCAAGGCCAGCCTCGCGCTTCGGCCAGCCTCGCTGTCTTGCGTCGATAGGGCGCGGATATTGTTCATAAGCTGGCTGTTTTTCGCGGTCTGTCGCAAGCCGCAAGCAAAGATACTCTTGCACGGCGGCAAGTTGTGATGCCGGGAAAGAAAACATTCGTGATCTCGCTCAGCGCTCGCCCGGCTCATGTGGGGGGCTCCCTGGAGCGGATGCCATAGTCGCGTTTGGCTGCTTCGGCGCGGGCAATCTTTGTGCTTTTGCAACCACCTATCGTAGTTGCGTCCAAATGCGGATGAAGGGCGGCAAATATGCCAAGCAAATCACCGATCTCAGCGGAGAGCTTAATATCGTTGCGGCCATACGAAGGGATGTGATTGCTATCGAAACCGAAGCGCAAACATTTGGTTGCGGCCTGTATGATTTCAGCACATTCCTCGATCGCCAGCACTAACAATTCCTCGCGAGATAATGTCGTCACCGTCCCGGCTCCTGCGCTGCGATTTCGGAGAGAATGTCGCGAATAGCGATGAGTGCGGCGCGCGCTGCACCATCCGGGCTGTCTCGAATTGCGAAAGCGATGCGCGATATCAGCTCGTCGGTTGGTTCTAGCGCCGCCAGCATGCGCTCGGCGCGAGAGTTGGCGGTGTAGCCGTCGCGCCAAGCATCTTTTAATCCGTCAATGAGAGGAGTAAATTTCTCCTCTTTGCGTATCGCGTGCATCCCTAACACGATACGAGTTGTACGCTCTTCGGCGCTGGGTTTCATCGGCGGGATGGGCATCACAATTCCCTCCTTATTTGCCGTACATCGCCCACGCTGGCTGCACAGCCACAAAGCCGTAGGTGTACCCCTCAACTCTTCCCCATGACTCGTTATACAACCTCCAACCCTTGCAGTTGTCGCCGTCGTGATCTAGCTGCGGCCCATAATCCTGCTCGGCTAACCACCGTTTTGCGAAGTCTGCTGCACCAGAGGCGTCTAGCTTGAACGGCAGGTTTATGCTCTTGTTCTCATCTTTGGACCAAAAGAACACCAAACCCTTGTTATCGTCCACAATGTAAGCCTCCGCCTTACCTCCTGGCGCTCCTGCAAAAGCAATTCGCATTGCATCTGCAATGTCCCCATCATGAGTAATGTCGATATGAAAATTGTCGCCTGTCATTACTCCATCTCCTTCGTTTCCGCTGCTACATCGTGCGGCACAGGGAGCGTGCGAAAATACGCAGCGCTCTCTCGATGCGCGTTCATGTGCGCGCCCTGGATGGTGGTGTGCAAGCCTTCGCGCCCGAGCGGGGTGTTGCGGATTGCGAGTTCTTGTGCTTCGTGCCACGTGACTACCGCCTCCCGCATCTTCGCTGCAGCCGCTTGGCCGTATCTGGAAAGGTGCTCAACGATATAATCTCGGCACCAATCGGGGTCGTTGCTCCAAGTTACGGAGCTGTAAATATCGCGTGCTTCATCCATCACGTCTCTGTTTGAGAGCGTGGCTGGAAGTGTTAACAAAATTTCCTTGCCCGTCAGTTTGTCGTCATGGGCACCCGGGGTGCCCGGTCGCATTGCTAAGATATAATCGGCGTCACACTCGCCGCACGAATGCCCGTGTTTGTCGCATTCGGTTCCGTAGGCGCGTGGCCCGGCGTCAGGCTGCGGGGAGGCGAGCGCATCCTGCAACTTTGAAAAGCGCGTCAACGAAAACACCCGTCATGTGGATCACAGCCACGCAAAGATGCACTGAACCATGTCTGTAGCTGCCGCGCGCAGATCGCCATGAGTAGCGTCCCCTGTATTCTGAGTTCGGCGCATAGAAACGAGACATCGGCATTGACGACGTAGGCGCCGAAGGGGTTTTTACCTGTTACGCGCGCTCTGATCGCGTCGCGCTTCTTCAACCTATCGGCGTTGTCCCGCGACGCTGGCGGCGGGGCGGACACTTCGGGGCGCAGTTCCCATGCAGTCGGCGCTATGCCTCTCGACTCGGCTCGCTCAATGAAGCATGCAGGACAGAGGATGCCGCCAGGATCGTCTGTTGCCTCCGGTCCGCCAATAACCAAGTTCCAAAGGACGTTGGGCGCAAACCATACCGGGTTGATGGAGCCGCAATTTCCGCATCGCGACGATGAGGGCGGGGCTTCGGTCATCGCAACCCCACTGTGAGCATTGCGCTGTATCGGCGGCGAAACTGCTCTACCTCGATGTTTTTCATCCGCAGCCATTCCATGCGCTTTACTTCGTCGGTGTATCCGCCATAGACGCACCAGTGCAGGAAGTCAGCCTTGACGATGCTCTCGATGTCGCCATCATTGGGCTCGCTCGGCACTACGGTGTACCCGGCAGACTCCAGCGCCTTCAGGTGCGCGGCTATCGCGGCGTTGGCGGTATTAAGCAGGCGGCGCGTGCAGGAGCATGCCTGTGGCTCAGGAACGCATGGTGCTGGCCCGGCGCAAATACGGAGATCATCGGGCTCAGCCGCAAGGATGCGCCACGCTACCGCTTCACGGATCGCGGCCTGTTTCTCCGGGGTCATCGCGGGAACTCCCGGACGCGCAGCTCGTGCGGCCATTCCGACCAGTCGCCGCCTTTCTTGTCGCGTTTGACCCGGCGCTCGCCGCCCTGGATGACGTGAGCGCCGAGCTGCTTGACGAAGCATGCGACGCCTGCCGAGCGACATTGCTCGACGATGCTGGCTGCCCAATCGGTGTTGAATAGCCTGGCGCTGTGCCCGCTCTCCCCGCCGACGATCACCCAATCGAGACCTCGCCGCTCGCCACTGAGGCCGCTCGCCAGCCAATCGCCGTCGCCGGCTGCTGTAAGCATTTGCCGTAACCTGATCGGCGCCAACATCGGCTCGGCGCTGATGAAGCGCTTCGCCGCCGGCGTCGCGAGCAGGGGCGGGATTCGCTCGTCGGCGCGTTCCTGATCCTCTACCGAGACGCCGAGCCAGACGTTCGGGAGAGGCCAGCAGCGCAGGAAGCCGTCACCGTCCGGATAATGATCGTCTGCCCATTCTGCAGCGAAGTTCAATGCCTGCGGTGGCACGTTGGGATACAGGTCGCACATGACGCTCGTCATGCGGAACTGAACACCGGTCATCGGCCGCTCTACACCATCGTCTTCGACGACGCTGACGCGCCCAGCCGACGGCCCCTTGACCAGCTCCGTCATATAGCGATGCATCCGCTCGGCGCGTTTGGTCAGCACCTGGAACGTGTGCTGCGGCGCCAGCGCCATGACGGCGAACACGCGATCGATCCATTCGTCTGGCACGTTCTCGTGGAACAAGTCGCCCATGCTGTTGACGAAGATGCGCCGGGGCCTCCGCAATCGGAGGGGCTCGTCAAGCCGCCGCGCGACCAGCCGTACAGCCCCAGTCCAGACCGGCCCGGCTTTTGATGCCTTAGTCAGCTTGCCGGCCGGCCCAGCCCATGGCGCACCGATGGACAACGCGTCCGTCCGCGGCGCCTGTCTCATCGCATAGCAATTCGTGCAGCCGGGCGATGTCACGCTGCAGCCGACGATTGCGTTCCAGGTGGCATCGGTCCACTCGATTTTGGTGCCGTCAGCCATTACCGCGGCGCCTCCGCGAGCGCCGCCTGTACTTCCTGATAGAGGTCGTGGCAGCCGCTCTTGAGCCTTGCGATGCCGCCCTCGTTCGCGATTTTGATCCTCGCGGCGCGCTGCCAATCGCCGGGCCGCTCGGCAATCATCGCGAGCATCTGCCGGCCGTAATACGCGAGCGCGCTGATGTCCGGGTCGCGGTCGAGCGGCACGGCCAGGTTCTCCGCCGGCGGGTCGCCGAGCAGGTCGCGCGGCGCGTCTAAGGTATCCCCGGCCGGCTGTGTTCCGGCATCGGTAGTGTCACCCGACCCTTGCCGAAAGTCGCTCTGTCCTTCCTGGTTGGCTGGCGGGGAATGGGGTTGCGATCCTTCCGCCAATTCGATGCCGCGCTGGCCGAATGGGGCGTCGAGCTTCGGGTCGGCGCGCTCGCGATCGGCCCGTTCCTCAGTCTCGGTGTCAGAGCGGGCACGCTCGCGCTCGTCATCGGCCGCTTTGGCGATGCTCTTGAGGTTGTCGTGCTCGGCGAGCAAAGCTGCCTTCGCCGACCTGTCTAGCGTGGCCCAGAACTCGCCGTAGGGTGCCAAGCCCAGCGCGGCCATCTCGGCAGCCTGCACCTTCAGCGCGCGGAATTCCGGCGATAGCGTGGCGCGGACATTGACCCATTCGGCGAGCCGGCGTCCCGTCTCTTCATTCATCAACTCGCTGGCTGTGAAGATCGGCAGCAGATTGCCGGGGCATTTACCCTGCGGCGACTCCAGCGTGAAAGCGCCGCGGCCGAGCATGTGCGCGATGACGGTCATGTCGTAGCGCATCATCTTTTCCTGGATCGGCACTACCGGCCCAGGCACGTAAGTCTTGCGCCCGTCGACGATGGCCTCGACCAGTGGCTGCTTCGCCCGCGAGCAAAGGATGTGGTGCATATCGCTCGATCGGTAGCGCTGCATCATCTTCCCGAGCCGCCGCTTCGGATCCTTCCACTTCGCCATGTCGTTTTTGAGGGTGCTTTCCTCGACCATTGCCAGGACGCCGCCCTCGGCGAACCAACTGTGACTTGCCGAGTCTGTCACCAGCACAGTCACCCCAGCCGCCTCGATCTCGTTCAGCGCTTGGATGTAGCGCTCCGGCGTGTAAGGCGGTGACAGGCTGGCATAGAGGTAGCCGCCGTCGATCTCGTTGACGTAGGCGCGGCCTCTTTGGCCGCCTTCCGTGTCGAGCAGCATGCGCTTGCGCGGGTCCGGCTCAAGGCCGGCGGCGACCCGTAGCGCCGACAGCGTTTTCCCGGTTTCCGAGAGGCCGTAGAAACTGAACAGGAACCGCATGCCGCTGAGGCTGACCGGCTCGATTTGCAAAATGCCCATATCAGTACGAAATCCTCACGTTCGGCACGGTGCCGCGCGCAATAGCTGTCACGGCGGTAGTGGCGGCCGGCTCTGATAGCCCCTCTTTGACGAGGGCATCTCGTCGAGTGCTGTCTTTGAGCGCGCGATCTTGTAGGCAGTCGAGCGAATGACCTGGCGCCCCGCCGGCGTCGAGACGTCGGCCTTCGTTGCCGCAACCTGTATTGGCCGCGCTTCGACCCTTCGCTCAGGCAAAGCGCCTCAACCGGCCGGCCGCCGAGAGCTTGGGCGATCATCTCGCTCCAGAACCGACAGCCTCGGCAGTCTTTCGTTTCTCCCATGGTTCGATCATTCATCGCGGTCGTCCCTCATCTTCTCGTATTCGGCATCGGGGTCGCGGCCGTGGAGCGGGCACCATTCGTCTGTCATCCGCGCGCCGCCGGCGCCGAACGTCCGCGGACAGGTGCAGCCGGCACCAGAGCGCCGACAACAGCTCCCTTCGCTCGATACCGGCGGCGAATTTCGCCAGCATCACTCGCTTCGTATTCGGGACACGAAGGGATCGTCCGCCATTCGGTCATGGGGCTAACCATTCCTGGGAGCGCCGAGCATCGGCAGCTGTGAGTTTGGTACGGAATTCACCGGCCTGATCGCGGTCGGCGAGGGCGTACTCTGCCCATACGGGGAGCGAAACGCGGAAGGCGCGGTCCCGGTTTGAGCCAGGCTGGCGATAGCCGTGCCAATCCTGCGTACGCATACAGGTCTCGAATAAATCGATCCCCTTACGGTTGATCATCCTGCCAAATTCAATGGCCTTGATCTCGAAGGCGCAGACCGAAATCAGATGAGGCGGCTCTTTCTCGACATTGACGAACCAATAATCGCTCGGCGTTATGGCAGACGCCTGCGCTACGCCGTCGAGATAGAATGCGGCGCGGGAGAAGTATCCGAGCCGGGCCGCGTTCTTGATCCACTCTCGCGGATTGGCGCTTGCCGCTGATTTCAGATCGACAAGATGGCTTCCGTCGTCGGGGCGATAGTCGACGCGGCATTTGCACGGGACGCCTGTCGCATGATCGTTCCAAACGAATGTGACTTCCGGCGCGCCGCCGCGGAACGCCTCGCGCGCGACCGGGTGAGCCTCGATCGCCAACGCGACAGCATTGACGGTAGCGAGGTGTTTTGGCAGCAGCGGCGTTTTGCCGGCGGCATAAGCGTCATCACGTGATGCCTGCGCCGCCTTGGTGCGGAAATCATCCGCGTCGATTTCTACAATGCTGGCTGCCAGAGCTGCCGGTTCTAGCACCGCCAGATGAGCGGCAGTTCCAATGTCGAACGTCGCGGAATTATCCGGCTGGTAGTCTGGATTAAAGGGTGAGCGCAGCCAGTATTTTGCCGGCGCTTCATCGACCAAAGCCCATATGCCGCCAGCCGACAGCGCTTTGATCGCGAGATAGTCGGCCATCGGCATGCCTCGGATCATGCCGCCATTGCGGTCGAAATCCCGCAGCGACCGGATCTCTTCGTCAGTCGCCTCCGCCATCCCGCGCACGACGCCGGTCACCGGGGTCATGGCCGCTCTCCTATTTTCTGATCGACGCGAACGGATTTCCAGCCGTGAACGGCATCGTAAAATGCAGCCCAAAGGATGGCGCCGACACCAGCGACGACTATCACCAGCATGCGATCAGTATCGGCCGGCAGAACCGCATCGATGCCGAGCTGCAGCAGATAGGCCGCTACGGCGGTAAGGGCGTAACGCAGGAATGTCATCATCGGGCCAACTCGTCAGCCAGCTTCCGCAACCCATCGGCGCGCGCATCAAGCGCCCGGCGGCGGCCAGCGCTGATCGCCTGCCGCGCTTTCCCGTGCAGCCGGCCGATCTCGGTGTGCAGCAAGTCGTAGACCGCGCTGCGGACGGCCGCCGGCACGAACAGGATGCGAGGCACGCGAACGGACCGCAGCGCAGCCTGTCGCCGGTCCCGACGAGCGACATCGTCGGCGCGCTTCGCCAGCGTGGCGGCGGCGGGCGTCATGGCGACTCGACCTCGACGGCGTGTGTCAATGACCATTGCCCGTCGGCTTGTGACTCAGTCTCGGAGACCAGCCACGGCACCAGCGTATCCCCCCAATTTTTGAGCGAGCACCAGCCGGTCCCGTTGTTGATGGCGTTGATATCGAAGATGCCGATGTTGCCGGGTCGCGAGCACGCTCCAACCCAATGCGTGTGCCGGTAGGCTACGCGGGCTGGCACTCCCGGTTCAGTCCATGGGCCGTACCACTGGATGCGGGCCAAGCCCCACTGCGGCCACGTCAGCGGCAACCGCAGGCGGTGCCATTTCACGCCGAGCCGGTTCAATACCTCCCACATGAGCGTCGGATTGGTGTACCGCTTCCGCTCGAAATCGCCCATGTTCGGCCGCAGCTGGTCAAGCGTAAGCCCGGTAATTGCGGCAATCGCGCCGGGGCCGCAGTTGGCTCCCCACTCGGTATGCGCTCGCATCTGATCGTCGAGCGTGAAGCGCGGCATCAACATCAGCTGATCCCCAGAAGCGCGAGCCGCTGCTCGTCGAGCAAAGCGGCCGTAGCCCAATCCGACATCACCCACGCCGCGGCCGCCGCTATCGCGAGCGCCGCGATCCACCGCGCGATGGCCTGGCCGAGATGGCGCCGCCGCCGCCGCGCGGGGCACGCGAGCCAGTTGCCGGCTTCGGCCATGCGGGCGAGGCGCTCGCGGTCGAGCGGGCGGCACTCTTCGCTATCGTAATCCCTGGCTCCGTCGAGCATGTCAGCGGCTTCCTCTCCCGTGCGGCCTCCGTCACGGCGACGGCGCGAGGTGTTTGTGGGTGGGTGCGCGGCGTCACTCGATCTCGCAGATACGATCAAGAACCTGTTTGACCCCTCGCTCCCATGACGCCGGTCGGGCGTCGAGGGCGGCGAGGGCGGCGAGGGCGGCGCGGGCGGCGCGGGGGTCGAGGGCGTCGAGGGCGTCGAGGGCGGCGCGGGAGGCGCGGGCGGCGAGGGCGGCGCGGGCGGCGAGGGCGGCGAGGGCGGCGCGGGCGGCGAGGGCAGATTGCCGATCTACAATCGGCGCAAGATCGCGCAGCGCCGACCCGTGCTTGTCGAGCTTCAGCGCATCACAACTGTCCGGCAGCGTCTGCCGATAGACCAGATCGATGACAGCATAGACACGCCGCTCATCGCTGGCTGGGTCGAGCAACAGCATCTTTCGGAGATACGGCCGCATGACTTCGGTGCGATGCGCGTCGTCACGCCATGGCCCATCGTTGAGGCTCGGCAAGAGCGACATCAGCGTCGTGCAGCCCGGCGGAGTTGCATCTTCATGCTTCCCCGTCACGACCTCCATCAGCAGCTCGCGGGCGCAGTGTTTGCAATCGGGGGTGCCGCCGCCCTGTCCACGGTGCGGGCCATGAAAGAGAATGGCGGTGTCAAGCAGAGCAAGGCGCTCGACGGGTATGATCGATAGGTCGATGGGCACTTCAGTCTCCTGTCGCTTTTGTTACGTTGGGCTTGGTCAGCAATTCCCGTGCTGCGGTCTCGATCGGCCGCAAATCCCCACCGAACCCATCAGCCGCGATGACATCGACGCGCGCCGCAAGCTCGGGCTGCCCGGCCTCCGTCAGCAGAGCGGACAGCTCGCCGAGCATCCGGTCGTGGAGGTATCCGATACGGTCGAGATCGAGGATGCGGTGTATCTTGACCGTCGCCTGCGTGAGCTTGGCGGGGCGAAGCACGGTTAGCGCGTCGGTCATCGCGGCGTCGCTGGTCGGCGTGTGGGCGGTCCTGACGGCGCATTGGGCGAGGCTGGCGTCGAGGGGCATATCAGAAATCTCCGCCCATCGGACAGCCGCCCAAACGGCAAGAGCCGCCGTTTTGAAACAAACAGGCGGCAATGCGGGCATACGGTTGGCGCTATGGATCGATCGGCTGCGGGTGGCGGCTGACCGGCCAACTCCCGGATCAGCTCGTCGATGCCCTCGCGCGCCGAATGCAGGCATGCCAGCGCCATCTCGCGCGCGATCCTCGGGGTGCGGATACCGGCGGCCCATTGGCCCAGCATGGAGCGGGCATCGCCGATCTCGACCATGAGATCGTTGGCCGTCTCAGCCATCGCGAGCGGGTCGCGCGGCATAGTGTCGGCAGTGGTTGCGTCGATGGTCATTTTTGTTACCTTGCTGGCATCGTCGAGAGCGGAAGCGACAATTGAGCGGATTTGGTCGTATTCTTCATTTGCGGCCGTTAAAGCTTCTAAGCCTGCCCTCGACGGCCGGTTCAGTTGAATATCCTGGCCAATGCTGGTCCTGGCCGCATCGACCGCCGCCAATATCAAGCGCCAATGTTCGCGGCTGAAATTCAGTGAGAAGCGCATGCCCACTTCCGTTCTCCCTCACGCCGCCCGCTGCCGCTGCGCGATCTCGGCATCGATGACGGCGATCCATCGGCGCAACTGCCGCTCTTCACCGGCGCCCGCGATGTCAAGCCGCGCCCGCATCTCCGCCAGCACGTCGGCTAGGGTGCGGCATGGATCGTGAAGCTTGCGTACAGTTCGTTGTGACATCTCACATCCTCACGACGGGCACGCGGCTCGCGGCTCGCGGCTCTTTAATCAACCCGGAGGCTGTTCGGTGGCGCGCTCCAGGCTCAGTTTTTGGCCTAGATGTGCCGGATCGTATTCCAGGCTGTGCTCGTCGAACCATTGCGCGTCGACATGCTTGCCGTCCTGATCGACCGGCGGCTGTAGGCAATACGTGTTGCAGCTCGTGAGATAATCGGATCGACCGACAACCACACCCTTAAACCCGGTGATCAGGTCCGACAGGTAGTCGCCTCGGTGGAATTTGAACGACATGTCACTTCTCCATCATCGCGGCACGCGGCGGCGGGTTACGGGGTGGTGGGGTATTCAGTGGCGATAGGTCGCTGACACTTGGCGCGAACACCAAATCATCTCCGTAACACCACGGCGTCGGGCGCTTGTCGCACTTGAGCCGGACACTCCAATCACTTTCCGGCGCCAGGCCAGTCGGAAAAGATTCCGGCCATTCGTCATGCTCATAGATGCGCAGCACAGTTCCGGTGCACGGGCCAACCACGAGGTTGCCCTTGAAGCGGACGCGACTACCAACTTTTGGACACTTCGTCATCTCTGCGCCCTCGTCATCCTCTGCGCCCCACCCGCCAGCGGGCGGCGCGATCTGTTGTTCTGGTGGTGTTAGGCGGCGTCCAAGCCGAAGCGTGGCTTCACGTTGTCCCACCCGAGCGCCGGCTTGCAGCTATCGTCCGCGTATCGGAAGTGCACGAGCATGTCGCCGATCGAGCAGCCGATCCCCTTGGCCAGCAGGTACATCAGCTCGGGCTCGAATTTGTCTTCGTGAAGCATGACGAAAACGTGCTTGCCTTGGCCGCACGCGTAGCCGGCTTCTAAGTGAGCGGATCGACCGCACGGCAAGACGAGAACACAGGTGTCGCACCAGTCGAGCGCTGCCTTGTCGAGCGCAAAACCTTCGGCGGCAACCGGATGCGATGTCACCAGTTCGGCGAACCGACGCGGCGTCCAATTGGAAGCGTCTTCGTCTACCTGTCGCCAGCCAAAGCCATTATTGCCGGCCGCCGGATTGCGGAAATCGTAGACCTCGTGGCCCTCTTCGCGCAGGGCAGCAACCACGTCAGGCTGCAACGAATTGCGCCAGGATGACGCTACGTAAATCCGGCGCTTAATAAACGGCATACCTGTTTCCTCATTTCTCGGCCGCAGCGGGCGGCGCGATCGATCTGTGTGTGGTTAGGCGGCGCGATCGATCCCAATTCCAGGCGATGATTTCGTTTGACCGATCAGCGACTGGAAACTCGACGATCCAGCGCTCGGTGATGGCGGCGATTTGGCTGTTCTCCGGCGTGTCACCGACCCTGATCCCGAGGAACCAGCGCTCGATAGGCCGTGACGCATCGGCAAAGCCGAGCTGGGCATATGGGACATGTCGGGCGTGGGCGATCGTCCCGGCGAGGCAGGCGCATTCGCCGTCGTAGGTACTGCCGTCTATGCGGCCCTCGCGCAGCGTGGCAAGCAACGCTGGTATTTCCGGCTGTGCCCGTAACAGCACGTCCCAAAAATCGTTACGGATGCCGTCGAGGCGGGCACCGTCGAGGCGGGCACCGACGAGGCGGGCACCGACGAGGCGGGCACCGACGAGGCGGGCACCGTCGAGGCGGGCGTGGTCACGGTTTGCGATTTCGAGCGCAGCCCGCAAATGCCACTGCGGATCGGTGTCGCTCGGGATTTGAATTTCGAGATCGGCGCGGCCGCGCCAGCGGAGGAACGGGATTTTTACGGTAATAGTGGCGGCAGCGTCCGGCATCTGTATCTCCCATCGTGCGCCAGGGCGGCGCGATCGATCCGATGGGATGATGTTGGTATAGCCAACGACGATCGTCAAGCGGTTTCTGTTGAATTATCCAACTTTAGCCAGAATGGTTGCCCGCCCCCCCCGCCGGAACGGGGCTAGTCGGGCGCCGGGGGTGCTCTAGGTCAAAACCAACGGAAGCCCTTGCCCATGAGCCCGGCGAGAGCAATGGGGACGGTGATCAGCGCGTCAACTGATGACCGGGCGCCCGCTGGCGCATTGTCAAAGACTGGTCCGCCAGGAGGGCGGATAACCGAGGCGCTGATTGATCGTTAGACCGCCAGCCTCTCGAAGGCGCTCTTCAAGGGCATCGCTCCAATACCGCGCGACATCGGTGCGCGCTCCTGATGAGCTTAGCGTTCTCGTGGCTATAGCAGACGAAAGCAGGATCCCCGTGTCAATTTCGCTATTGATGGGTTCACAGAATTCAATTAGCCGCCGCGCCGCCCCAACTGCGGCGGCTTCACCATAATCCCCGATTAATTCTTCAAAACTGATCGCCAATACGCCCGGCGCGTCGAGCCAAGCTACCATCCTCTGGCACATTTTGGTATGGGCCGCGCCGAAATCATCAAATGCTGCAACGGCCATTTCCGGTCCTTCGGGCAGGTCTTTCCACAGGTCCTTGCCGGCGGTTTTGCGCTCCGTTGCCAAAAAGAATCGCATATGAGAAAGAAACGTCGCCCGTATTTCACGATAAACAAAAATAACATGGAAATCGGCAAGCGCTCGCTGCACGCGTTCATCGGCTACCAAATGACTAACTGCAAAATGGCCATGCCGGATCAGCGGCAGCACTTCGTCGAATGAGCGCGAGGTCGTCAGTTGTTGATTTTGAGTGCGCGCTTGATCAATCGAGACGGAACTATAGTCACTGACCCTATTCACCAAGAGATGCAGGCCAGTAGGCTTGCATCCCATCCCCTTGAGGAGTTCGGCGACGAGATAGGTTCCCGCCTTTGGAAAAGAACACACCATCACGGGTCGCCCGGTGAGCTGATTCGCGCTTGCGTCGATTTGCATCTTCATTCCCGTCAAAACAGCTGCTGGAGCAGTGGCAATGAACGTCGCTGGCATCCCAACTGTAGCTATCCAATCGTGCAGGTCGCGCCGGGCTCGTCACGGCGGCAACCGTGCCAACGGCGGCCGTCCACCCGGCTAGTTGCGCCCGTCGCTCACGGGGGCCGCCCCGCCGCGCGCTCGGGGAGCGGGGTCATCTGGTCGCCCGCGAGCCGATTAGTTTCTCGGAAGGCGCGAGAGGCTTTGGGCTAGTGTTTCGACGATTTCCTGTTCGCTAGGCGGCAGGGCATCAAATAGCGAGGCGAGGCGAGCGGTACGCTCTTGCAGCGCGGTGGGCTGTGGGTAGCCCTCTCCCGTGACCAGCCAATCGAGCGACACGCCGTAATAGTCGGCAAGAGCCCGCGCGGTTGCAAGGCCGGGGACGTCGTGGTCGGCCTCGATGGTGCCCAAAGTGCTGCGGCCAATACCGACTGCATCCGCAACTTCGTCCTGGGTTACAGAGCGCTTCTCATCGACAGATTTATCCGCGCGAAGGCGGCTGAGCCGCTGGCCAAGAGTCTCGTTTGCCATGCCGGCGACCATCGCACGCCGCATAAATCCATGCGTTGGACGCCCCAACAATTCGGGTTGACATTCTGAGTAGGATATTCCAACAATATCTACATGACCGTTGACGAAATCATTTCCGAGGCTGGAGGCGTTGGCGAACTCGCCAAGCTGTCCGGCGTCAGCCATTCATCGGTTTGCGATTGGCGCCGCGCGAACCGTATCCCGGTCGCGCGAGCGTTGGTGATTAGCGAGCGGCTGTCGATACCGCTCTATCAAATACGTCCCGACATTTGGGCTCCCGCGACGGAGGCCGCTTAATGGACGCGATCTATCGCGCGCCTGCAGACCATCCGCCCGCCCCTCGCTGTGGCCAAGCATTCGGCAAACAAGTCGAGCATTCGAGCTCGAGCGCAAAGGTTCGTCCGCAAGTCTTCCTCGACCTGCAATATCTCCTTCATGAGAGCAAAGGCTACCCCTTCGGGTGTGTCTGGAATGTCCGGCATTTCCCTGTCTTTTCTCTGGGTAGCATAGCGCGACAGGAAGGATGTACACCGACATCATCAGCTTGCCTTACGAAAAAATGCTTAACATCTGAGCAATTTGC